TTTTCTGCACAGTTTAGCCAGTCAAAATTAGCAAAAAACTTTGGTGTTCAGCAGTCACATATCAGTCGAATCGTAACTAATGTACGCTGGGGAGGTGCAAATTGATGCCAAGCAGGGGAATGGGAGCAATCAATCCCAGCAAAATGCCCAAGGCCAGAGTCAAGGCACGTCGGGATAATACGGATTTCACGGAATACGCCAAGGGTGGTGAGGTATGGGATAAGCCAAGACCAAAAAGTCTTGGTAAATCAAAGCCCATGTCGCCACAAAAGAAGTTAAAAGCCAAAGCAATGGCAAAGGCTGCTGGTAGACCTTATCCAAATTTGGTTGATAATATACGGGCGGCAAGGAGTAAATAATGGCCAACACCACCGGCACAACGTCTTTCGACCCAAACTTAAACGAAATTGTTGAAGAGGCGTATGAGCGTTGCGGCCGAGAATTGCGTTCGGGCTATGACCTTCGCACAGCACGCAGGTCATTAAACCTTTTGCTTACAGAGTGGGCCAATAGAGGTATCAACCTATGGACCATGGAGCAAGGGGCGATTCAGCTTTATGCCAATCAAATTACCTATCCGCTTCCCATCAATACAGTAGATCTTGTAGAGACCGTCATACGTACTGGTGTCGGCCAGAACCAGGTTGATATTAATATCAGCCGGATATCAGTAAGCACCTACTCCACGATTCCGAACAAGCTTGCAACCGGCAGGCCCATTCAAATTTACATTGACAGACAAGGTGGACAGACCTATGTTTTTTCGGGAACGCTGGCCGCTAATATCAGCTCAACAGCAACGACAATACCGGTATCTTCTCTCGCGGGGGTGCCATATGCAGGATATGCAAACATTGGATCGGAAACGGTTTATTACTACGGTACTAGCACCCAAGCCGAAAATGTGGCAACGGGTGTTTCAGCTTATGCAACGCTAGACAATGTTGTCCGTGGCCAGAACAACACCACGGCAGCAAGTCATTTATCAGGCGCAGCAATTAGCAATACGCAGTTTCCCAATGTAACGGTATGGCCAGCACCTGACCAAGGTTCAATTAGTACGCCTTATTACACACTTGTTTACTGGCGACTTCGCAGGATGCAGGACGCAGGAAACGGTGTAAACGTAGAAGATATACCCTTCAGATTCCAAGAGGCTCTTATCTCAGGATTGGCCTATAAGTTATCCATGAAAGTTGAAGGTGGCCTGGAGCGCATGGCCATGCTTAAGGCTCAATACGATGAGGCATGGGATCTTGCAGCAGGCGAAGACCGTGAGAAGGCGCCGGTTAGATTTGTACCAAGACAGTCATTCTTAGGAACAAGCGGGTTCTAAGATGCCCAATCAGTTTGCATCAGGTAAGTTTGCTATCGCCCAGTGCGATAGGTGCAACTTTAGATACAAGCTAAAGCAGCTTAGACAGTTGGTAATTAAAACTAAAAACGTTAATATCTTGGTATGCCCTGAATGTTGGGAACCCGATCAGCCGCAGTTGCAATTAGGAATGTATCCGGTTAACGACCCACAGGCGGTTAGGAATCCTCGTCCCGATTCCAACTCGTATTACCAGTCAGGCTACAACGGGATGCAAACTAATTACACCGTAGGAACCGACCCGCTATATACCGGCGTGCCACTTGAAGGAAGCCGGGTAATTGAGTGGGGGTTTAATCCAGTAGGCGGTGCAAGATCATTTGATGCAGCCCTGACGCCAAACCATTTAGTCGGTCAGGCTCTTTTAAACAGTGTCACAGCCTCATAGGAGCAGACATGAAAGATGATATCAAGCAAGACAAAAAGACCGCCGCTGCTGCGGTGCATAAGCATGAAAAAGCAATGCATCCTGGCAAGCCATTAACCAAGATGCGTAAAGGCGGTCCTACGTCAGAGATGATGAAGAAGATGGGTCGTAACCTAGCGCGTGCTCGCAACCAAGGATAAGCCATGGCTAAATACTCCATGAAGGTTAAGGGCAAGGAAATTGGACCTGCTTCAGTGTATGCCGAGCCGCATACCATGACAGGCGCCAAGGTCGTTGCATCACCAAACCCTGGTAAAGATATGCCATATCACATGGTGCCTGATTGGAAACCAACGGCTGGTGTTGCCATGAATCCTAATACTGAGGTAAAAACCTCTGGGATTAAGATGCGTGGTACAGGTGCCGCGACCAAAGGCACGATGTCAAGAGGGCCGATGGCTTAAGGAGCCGACATGAATTGGGGCCAGCTTAAGACTGCGATACAAGATTACTGCGAAACAACGTTTGAAACGGCAACGCTACAAACGTTTGCCAAACAAGCCGAGCAGAGGATCTTTAACACGATCCAGTTCCCATCACTTCGTAAAAACGTAGTGGGTACTTGCACGATCAACAATCGATACCTGCAAGCACCAACGGATTTTCTTGCCCCCTATTCGTTGGCTGTTATTAATGCGGCCGGTTCCTATAGTTATCTGTTGAATAAAGATGTGAACTTTATTCGTGAGGCGTTTCCTACGCCAACAGGATCAGGTAATACAGGACTGCCGTATTGTTACGCTATCTTTGGACCGGATTCAACGGACGAAAAAGAATGGGTATTTCTACTGGGGCCAACGCCTGATGCAGCGTATTCGGTAGAGCTACATTATTTTTACTATCCAACCTCAATTGCAGTCACAGACACAGATGCTAATAGCACTTGGCTAAGCGACAACTTTGATTCGGTCTTGTTGTATGGATCATTGATAGAGGCTTACACCTTCTTAAAAGGTGAGCCGGATATGATTGCTCAAATCACGAATCGATACAAAGAGGCTCTTATGTTGGCCAAGCGTCTTGGTGACGGGCTTGACCGCCAGGATGCTTACAGGTCTGGTCAGGTTCGGGATAAGGTGGTCTAATGGCAATCATTCAAACCCTGACGACAAGCTTCAAAGTGGAGTTGGCGCAGGGCCTGCATAACTTCACTGCGAGCACAGGCGATGTCTTTAAACTTGCCTTATACACCGCCAACGCGGATCTCGGTGCCTCGACAACTGCTTACACAGCAGCAGGTGAAGCCAGTGGAACCAATTACAGCGCAGGCGGGATTGAACTCACAAACATCACGCCAACCTTTCAAGGAACTACTGCGTATTGGACGTTTGACACGGCAACTTTTACAAACGTGACACTAACGACCAATGGTGCTTTGATATACAACTCGACCAATGGAGATCGCTCGGTTGCCGTATTAAACTTCGGTGTAAACATTACCAAGACGGCACAGAATCTGGTGATTACATTCCCGGCGGCAGATGCAACGAACGCAGTGTTAAGGATTGCCTAGTATGTGGACGCAAATCACAACAACGCAAGTAGCAAGCTACGGACAAATTAACCCCGGCGTGACGACAACTTGGACTCAGGTGGTGACAGCATGACCATCAATTACACAACGCTACTAAAGCTTGCCCAGCCCGTAAACGGCACGGAAGATGGAACCTGGGGTACAACCGTCAATGACGCATTAACGGCCCCTGTTGATGTAGCTATTGGCGGGTCAATATCCATCGATGTAACGGCGGGTAATGTTACGTTAAGCAATGGTGACGGATCGGCAAGCAATGAAGCCCGTTATGCGGTATTGCTTGTTACGGGTACGCCGGGCGTAAGCAGAAACGTGGTGGCTCCAGGTGGTTCGGCAAGCCGCAGTTGGTATATTGTTAAAAACGGGTCGGATGCAAGTATTGTTGTTAAGGCGTCATCGACAACGGGCGTTACGATTGCGTCTGGATCTGAATCCGTAGTTTATTGGAATGGTTCTGATTATGTGGCAGCAGGTGTTAGTGGACCTGCGTCGTCAACAGATAATGCAGTAGCCCGTTTTGATGGAACATCTGGGAAGATTATCCAAAATTCAGCAGTAACAATTGCTGATAGCACAGGTGATATTACGGGCGGAAAGTACAACAAAGTTACGGTAACCGCCCCAGCGACAGGATCAACTTTAACAATTGCTGATGGCAAAACATTCACGGCAAGCAATACAGTAACGTTATCAGGTACCGATGGTTCAACCATGGCGTTTGGCTCTGGTGGCACCGTTGCCTATACATCTGACAAATTGTCGGCATTTGCTTCGACAACCTCGGCAGAGCTTCGTGGTGTTATTTCGGACGAGACAGGCACAGGATCATTGGTATTTGCAACAAGCCCAACGCTTGTTACACCTATCCTAGGTACACCGACATCCGTTACGCTGACTAACGCAACAGGCCTGCCGCTTACAACTGGCGTGACAGGGACACTGCCAACGGGTAATGGTGGTACAGGGCTCAACGCAATTGGTTCAGCACTTCAACTATTAAGAGTTAACTCAGGCGCCACAGCACTAGAGTACGCAACGATAGTTACAGGCGGCGATGTCGCAGGCCCTGGTTCTGCAACTGACGGACAGGTTGCGTTGTTTGACGGAACGACTGGCAAACTAATTAAAGGCGCAACAACAACTGGCGTACTAAAAGCTTCGTCAGGTGTACTGGCGGCAGCAGTGTCGGGAACGGATTACGCGCCGGCAACAAGTGGCACAAGCATTCTAAAAGGCAATGGGTCGGGCGGGTTCAGTAGCGCTTCTGCTGGTACCGATTACCAAGCACCTATTACGCTTACAACCACCGGCACGTCAGGTGCTGCAACGTTTGTTGGTAATACGTTAAATATCCCTCAGTATTCAGGCGGTAGCGGCACAGTCACTTCTGTTGCCCAAACCTTTACAGGCGGTATTGTTAGCGTATCTGGATCGCCCATCACATCGTCCGGAACACTAGCCTTAACGGTTGCTGGAACCTCTGGCGGCATTCCGTACTTCTCAGGTTCAACAACGTGGGCAAGCTCTGGCGTATTGACAGCCAACTCGATTATGGTTGGTGGGGGCGCAGGGTCAGCACCGACAACAATTACGACTGGCTCTGGTGTTGTTACGGCTCTTGGGGTTAATACAGGTAGTTCAGGTGCATTTGTTGTTAACGGTGGTGCGTTAGGAACGCCATCTTCGGCAACATTAACTAACGCAACAGGATTGCCACTGTCTACTGGTGTAACAGGCAACCTACCTGTTACGAACTTAAATTCAGGAACAGGCGCAACGTCATCAACCTTTTGGCGTGGTGATGGTACTTGGGCAACGCCGGCTGGTGGCGGTGGCACACCAGGTGGCTCTAATACCCAGATTCAGTTCAATAGTTCTGGATCGTTTGGTGGTAGCGCAAACTTTACCTGGGACGGAACAAACGTACAGATTGGTGCAACAGGTTCGCTTAGGTTTGCAGACACAGACTCTAGTAACTATGTAGCGTTTAAGTCGCCCGGTACGGTTTCTGCCAATGTCACCTGGACGCTGCCATCAGCAGACGGAACATCTAACCAAGTTTTAACAACTAATGGTTCAGGTACGTTATCTTGGTCAACACCATCAGGTTCTGGTGATGTTGTAGGGCCAGCATCTGCCGTTGATAGCCAGATTGCGCTATTCAACAGCACGACCGGCAAACTGATTAAAGCAGCAACCACAACAGGTCTATTGAAAGCATCATCAGGTGTTATTGCAGCGGCAACCTCCGGTACAGACTATGCGCCTGCAACAAGCGGGACAAGTATTTTAAAAGGCTCAGGCTCGGGCGGCTTTAGCAATGCAACCGCAGGCACCGATTATCTTGCGCCTCCGTCCGGGACGGCTATTCTTAAGGCTAATTCTGGCGGCGCTCTGGCTAATGCTATTGCAGGGACTGATTATGCTGCTGCGCCAACAGGCACTAATACGCAACTGCTAGCAAACAATGGTTCTGGTGGTTTCTCTAATGTTACGGTTGGGTCAGGTCTTACATTATCTGCTGGTACGTTAACAGCTAGCGGCGGCACTGGTTCAAACATTTATTTGGCTAACACCTTCGGAGCGTTTTAATTATGCCTGTTACAGCAACCCCAATTTTTGTACAAACGCCTGATGTTGGCGCTAACAACGCCATCATTTCTACGGCGATGACTAACACCAAAGCGTTTGACGGCACAGAAACCGCAGGGACTGCATTAGCACTTATTTTTACAGCGGGTGCTAATGGAAGCCGGATAGATCAGGTGATGTGCAGGCTAGCATCAACCAACGGCGCGACTGCATCTGGAACAAGCAACGCAACGGTTGTAAGGTTTTGGATTAACAACGGTTCTGCAAACACAACCGCTGGGAATAACATCTTCTTAGGTGAGGTGGCAATTCCTGCTACGGCGGTGACGGCGTTGGCGACATCAGCATTAACGACATATCCATTATCGCTACCAACAGGTGGGCTTAATATTCCTGCTACATATCGTATTTATGCAGGACTTACAGTAGCTGCTGGCGGTACAAATATTGCGATTGCAGTTTCAGCGTTTGGTGGGGATTACTGATGAACTCATTGCAGCCTTCGGCTTTTAATCTAGCGCCTCCGCCGACGCTGCAATGGCAGTCGGTTCAGATTGCCAACTTTAATGCCATAGCAGGACGGGCTTATCCCTGCAATACGACAAGTGCGGCATTTACGGTCACGCTACCTGCTAGTCCAGCGGCAGGGAATGTCATCACGCTGACAGATTATGCGGGGACTTGGGGGACGAATGCGCTGACAATCAATCCCAATGGCGGGAAGATTCAAGGAAACACTGCAAACATAACATTAAATACCAGTAGAGGATCTATCCAATTTGTTTATGTAGATGCAACGCAAGGTTGGATTGTTTATTCTGCATTTGCGATCACAACATTATCTATTCCTGTTGAATATCTTGTTGTTGCTGGCGGCGGTGGCGGTGGTGGGGTTATTGGCGGCGGTGGCGGCGCGGGTGGTTATAGAACTGCAACTGGATTTTCTTGTTTAGTTGGATCTGCTTTAACGGTAACCGTGGGGGCGGGCGGCGCTGGAGGCGTTGCTTCTTCTTGGTTAGGTACAAGTGGTAGTAATTCAGTATTTAGTACGATCACATCTGCTGGGGGTGGTGGTGGAAATGCTGAATCATCTCCAGCTCCAACAAGCGGTGGTTCTGGAGGCGGCGCTGGTTATAACTACAATGGTTCGGGCGGCGCTGGCAATACACCTTCTGTTAGCCCTTCCCAAGGCAACAATGGGGGATCAAGTACCGGCAACGGAAACACAACCGGTGGTGGTGGTGGAGCAGGCGCAGTAGGTGGAAATTCGCAAACCTCTGTTTCAGGAAATGGCGGAGCAGGAACGGCATCGTCCATATCTGGATCATCAGTAACATATGCCGGGGGCGGCGGCGGCGGTGCAAGATCAGGCTATACAGCGGGGACAGGTGGTGCTGGTGGCGGCGCAAATGGGACGAATGGATCAGCAGCATCAAACAGTGGGTCTCCAAACACCGGAGGTGGTGGCGGCGGATCAGGATATGCTTCAACTTTTTACAACGGTGGTGCTGGTGGATCGGGCATTGTCATTATTCGGTATTCAGATACTTACCCTGCTGCATCAGCTACAACAGGTTCACCAACCATTACAGTTTCTAATGGATACCGTACCTACACTTGGACAGGAAACGGTTCAATCACCTTATGAGGTAAGTTATGGCTCACTTTGCAAAATTAGATCAGAACAATATGGTGCTTGAAGTCCATGTTGTTCACAACAACGAACTCCTCGATCAGAACGGTGTAGAGCAAGAATGGAAAGGTGCATGGTTTTTACAGAACTGGTCAGGTGGTTACCCGCACTGGAAGCAAACATCGTATAACGGCAATTTTCGCAAAAACTACGCAGGTATCGGTTATACATACGACCCACAGAGAGACGCGTTCATCCCTCCAAAACCTTACCCCAGTTGGGTACTAAACGAACAAACATGTCTCTGGGAGCCTCCTGTTCCTATGCCTAGCGAAGGTATGTATCAGTGGGACGAGGCAACGACGAGCTGGGTTGAAGTGGCGACACCTTGATCATGGATGAAAAAACCCATGAATTAGCAGTGCTGAAAGCTCAGGCGGCAATTCGACTTGAAGAGCTAAAGGCACAGGACTCTGCCAAGGAAGTTGCAGGTAAGGCCATCGGTTCTGATGGGCTGCTCTATATCTTCCTAATCGTACTTGTAGGCGTAGGTGCATCCCTATTCTTGGAAGGCGAAAAGATTGCGGCTGTCATGGGACTGCTTGGCGCTTCACTAACTGCTTTGATTCAGATGCTCAACGGTATTGCAGGCACAGCACCAAAGCAAGAAAAGCCTGAGTTTGAAGTTATCAAGGATCTTATCCACCGCCTAGACAAGCTAGACCGAGCAGAGCAGCCGATGCAGGTTGACGTTGAAGGCTCCAAGGTCACGGTCAAAAAAGGTGCCGATCAAATTACCGCAAAGGGGTAAGCATGTTTGAATTACTTGGCGGCGGTTTAATGGGTTCCATCTTCGGCGGTCTGTTCAGGCTTGCCCCTGAAGTCTTAAAGTTCCTTGATAAAAAGAACGAGCGTCAGCACGAGCTATCCATGTTCCAACTCCAGACCGACCTTGAGAAGATGAGGGGCGAGTTTAAGATGGAGGAGAAGTATGTTGACTACTCGATACAGCAAATGGATACGATTAAGGAGGCATTTAAGGAACAGGCCCAGACCGCAAAAGAGGCTGGCTGGTTCGCTTCTTTTATCACTGCTGTTACCCGCCCCGGTCTTACTTGGATTGCTTTTGGTGTTTATGTGGCCGTCAAGGCTGCTGGGCTAACGATTGCTTTTCAGAGTAACGCCAACTGGGCTGAGGTATTAACCAAGAGCTACGACGAAGATGACTTCGCCATGCTCAACATGATGTTGACGTTCTGGTTTGTAGGACGATCTATTGAGAAGTACAACAAGTCGTAATGGAAACAATTGCCGAATCCCTCGCCAAGGTTTGGTTTTTAGGGGTTGCGGTGGTAGGCATCGCGGCTTATGCAGTGACGCTTAAAGTGCGGGTTGATTACCTTGAGAAGAATTACGACAAGCAAATCACGGCTCTGTGGGAACAGATTAACAAGTTGGTAGACGAGAGGTCCGGCGGTGAATGAAGCCAAACAGCTTTGCAAAGATGTTCTCATCAAACCCTTTGAAGGGTTGGCAAAGCGTTTACCTGACGGAAATGTTCAATCCTATCCTGACCCCGGCACCAGAGGTCATCCTTGGACTATTGGTTGGGGGGCGACCGGACCAGACATCCAGCCCGGAACCGTTTGGACCATGCAGCAATGTGAAGACGCCTTAGATCACCACGTGGAATATTTTATAAGGGGATTATTGAAGTTGTCACCCAGGATTGCAACCGCTTCACCGCGTCGCATTGCCGCCGTGACAAGCTGGGCATACAATTGTGGCCTAGGAAACTATAGGGTTTCAACCTTCAAAAGGCGTATTGACGCGGGGGACTGGGATGGTGCAGCAAATGAATGCCTTAAATGGAACAAAGCTGCCGGTCGCGTGCTACCTGGACTTACCCGGCGACGCACTGCTGAAGCTGCATTAATGAGGTGATCATATGAGTCCCTTGCGCTTATCCCAATATGCTTTCTTAGCCGCCGCTAGTTTGGCGCGGTATTCAGGCGTGTCGTATGCAGCACGTTTAGCAGCATATTCAGGCGATGCCATCGTAGCTTTTAAACGTTCTTTGCGCTGGGCCAAAGCCGCAGGATCAGACATCTTTTCACGCCTTTTTCCTTGTGCGGCACGAATCCCGGCTATGCGTTTTGCATCAAACTCAGGGTCTTTACCATTGCGTTCACCCCAAGATTTCATAGCTTCGTTATTGACTAGATTGGCTCGCAAAACATCTTTGGTTGATTCTGGCAAGTTTCTTTTGCTGCCTACTCGTTGGCTTATTGTGTCCTCACGATACTCATCGGTTTTCCAAAGATCGGCAATTTTTTGTTTGGTTTCATCGGAAGCAAAATGAAATTCGCCTCCTTTAGAAATATTGGTAAGCGTCCCGCCATCTTTAATCCGGCGATATTGGGCTATCAATTCTTGCTCAAGCTGTTTAGCGGCATCATCGTTCTCAACGGTACGAATCTCTACGATCACGGAATCAGCTCCGATCTCGTCAAGTTTTGCAAGACATGCTTTGTTGCGATGTCGTTTAGATTTAGGATTTGTTCTACCAAGCGTACTACCCATGCCAACGTAAAAAGGAATCCCACTTGCATCTTTCCAAATATAAACATACATGATGTTCTCCCGATAAGTTCAGGAATATTATCATGCCGCTGACGAAAATCATAGCAAAACCCGGATGCAATCGGGAAAACACAAGATACACCAATGAAGCGGGTTGGTATGTCTCTGACAAGGTTCGCTTCCGTCAAGGCACGCCAGAGAAAATTGGTGGCTGGGCAAGAATATCAGTCAATACGTTTCTTGGTACATGCCGGTCTCTCTGGAACTGGGTAACGCTAACAGCCAATAACCTGATGGGCCTTGGCACAAGCGATAAGTATTATATTGAAAGCGGCGGTGCATATAACGACATCACGCCCATTCGTCAGTACAACTACACAGCTACGCTGACCAACCCGTTTAGCACAACCAATGGTGCGGCAACGATCTCGGTAAGCGATACATCACATGGTGCTGCTGCTGGTGATCTTGTTTATTTTTCAGGCGCGACCACGGTAGGTGGCATACCTGCGGCGGAGTTAAATACTCGGCACGTTATTACATCAATTACTGATGCTAATACGTATGTCATCACTGCAACGACAGCAGCATCAAGTACAGCAACAGGCGGCGGAACGGTAACGGCTGAGTATTATATTGATGCCGTTCTCCTTGGGTCCAATCCATTTGCAACAACAAACGGGTCAACAACGGTCACCGTTACGGCTACAGCACATGGCGGCCAGACGGGCGATTATGTAACGTTTTCAGGGGCCACAACGGTAGCGGGGCTGGATCTAAATAACGAATATCAGATTACCGTCACAACAGCGAATGCTTACACCATAACGGCAGCAAGTGCTGCAAGCTCAACAACATCGGGCGGTGGTTCTGCGGTCAGGGCGGAATACCAAATAACAATCGGACCTGCCGGCCAAGTTGCGCAAGTTGGTTGGGGTGCTGGAGGATGGGGTTCTGGTAAGTGGGGTGGCGTTGGGGTGTTTGTACCGGATGCACTAAGGCTTTGGTCTGCCATGAACTTTGGCGAGGATCTTGTATTTGGACCACGTGGTGGCGGTGTGTATTACTGGGATGCAACCAATGGGCTTCCAACGCGAGGCGTAAATATTGAGACATTACCCGGTGCAACTGACACACCAACCATACAGAACCTTGTTTTTGTATCTGACATCTATCGGTTTGTATTTTGTTTTGGCGCCAACGACACAGGTTCATCGGTACAAGATCCCATGCTGATTCGTTGGGCAGATCAGGAGTCAGTAACGGACTGGCTTCCAACTGCCGCTAATCAAGCCGGGTCTCTTAGACTATCGCATGGATCAAAGATCATGGCGGTAGCACAAACCCGCCAAGAGATATTAGTATGGACGGATACGGCTCTGTATTCGCTCCAGTACCTTGGGGCTCCATTGGTTTGGGGCGCCCAATTGATGGGTGACAACATATCAATCGTAGGTCCAAACGCAGTATCAGTTGCCACCGGTGTTGCATTCTGGATGGGCGTCGATAAGTTTTATATGTATGACGGTCGCGTGCAAACGCTGCAATGTGATTTACGTAAATACATTTATCAAGACATAAACACGACGCAGTACCTCCAGTTCTTCTCAGGAACTAATGAAGGGTTCAATGAAATATGGTGGTTCTACGCATCAGCAAATAGCAGTGACATTGACCGTTATGTTGTATTCAACTACCTAGAGCGTATTTGGTATTACGGAACCATGGCCAGGACGGCATGGGTTGATGCAGGATTGCGTGATTATCCAGTCGCTGCAACCTACAGTAATAACCTGGTAAACCATGAATTTGGTAATGACGACAATGTAAGTGGTGTACCTCAGCCTATTAATGCTTACATAGAATCAGCAGAATTTGATATACAAGATGGTCACAATCTTGGATTTGTATATCGCATCTTGCCGGACATTACGTTCAACGGCACAAGCGCATTTAATACCAATCCCCAGGTAACCATGACACTGATACCTATGATGAACGCTGGCTCTGGGTACAACAGTCCTCAGTCACTAGGCGGGTCATCATCGGCGGCTGTTGCAAGAACATCGACCACAACTATCGAGCAGTTTACTGGTCAGGTTTATGTGAGAGTTCGTGGCAGGCAGATGATATTCAAAGTGGAGTCAAATGATCTAGGTAGCGCATGGCAACTTGGCGCACCAAGAATTGACATCCGTGGGGACGGCCGGGCGACAGGGATGGGCGCATGAGTTATCTTGATAGTCCTCAGCCGCCAAACCTACCTTATGCGCCGCCACAATGGAATGGCCAATATCAAGAACAATTTAATAACGCACTAAGGCTGTACTTTAATCGGCTAAGTCATATAACACAGTATTTGCTTGGGCCAAACGGTGGTCAGTTCGTAGACTGCCCCAATGGTTTGTTTTTCAATACCGCAGATCAAACATTTGGCGCCACAAATACAGCGTATCCCGTGGTTTTCAATGCCACTTATTTGAATAACGCAGTGGCGTTAGCATCTGGAAGTACATCAAAAATACAGGTATCTGTTGGCGGCATCTACAACTTTCAGTATTCAGGCCAGTTATTAAGCACTAACTCCAGTGCAAAAGACGTATTCCTGTGGATCAAAAGAAACGATATAGCCATCGGGTACTCAACCCATGCGTACACGTTGTCGGCTAATAACGAATACACAGAGATAAGCTGGAACTTTAATATCGACCTTGATGCCGGTGAATATCTTGAATTAGAGATAGCAACGACTGACACAAACGTACGTCTTGATGCAGTAGCTGCAACATCACCTCATCCAGGTATACCGTCAGGTGTAATGGCGGTAAACTTCATAGCACCTTTGCCGGATCCCCGGCCTACACCTCCATAGCGGAGAAGATTATGGCGGACTCAATTTTAGATTTAAGTGATGTATCAAGCCTTCCAGATACAGATCCTACAGACGCGCTTATTGAAGGCGGTACGTATGGAAGCACATCGGAATATTCGCCGGACTTTTCATCGCTCTTTGGCAATAACATTCTTTCAAGATTCCTATCGGGATCTGCCACGAGTGGCGACAAAGCTTTGGCTACATTAGGTTTTGGTCTTGCATCGCTTGTGTCTGCTTTGAATAACAGGCCTCCCGCCGTAAAGATGCCTGTGTATAAAGAAGCGCCTGTATATAACCGCGCACTTACTGCTCCCATGCTTCCTCCACAACCGGCGCCAAGACAGTCTGCATCGGGCCAAAACATCTACCAGCCTATGGTTGGCTTGCCATTATTCTTTAATCCCAATCCATTTCAATTCAATCCAACCGAAGCGGCTAAGCGTTATGGTCCTACGCCAGAAGAAATTGCTGCGGGGCAACAAGGCTACTCACAAGGTCTTGAGCGTCTATATCAGTCGTTGGGTCCGCAACCAGGCATTCAGTTTGGTTCAACGGCAGGAACGGATACAGTAACTGGTGGTAACAGTACAGTATCCGGCGGAACCGATACATCAGGCGGAGGTATGGCTTATGGTGGCTCTGTGGATGATCTGTTGGTTGGATACGCACATGGCGGCGAGATTAGCGAGGGTCGGTACCTGCGTGGACCTGGCGATGGCATGTCAGATGATATTCATGCCTTTATTGAAGGCGGTGAAACAGGCAATGGTCAGCCTGCCCGTCTTGCTCGCAACGAGTTTGTAATTCCTGCGGACGTTGTATCGGATCTTGGTAATGGGTCATCAGATGCAGGTGCAGAGGCGTTGTATGAAATGATGGATCGGGTACGTAAGTCCCGCCATGGTACGAAAGAACAACCTCCTGCGGTCAATCCTAAAAAGGTCATGCCTGCATGACACCGTTTGATCAAGAGTGGGCACGTTGTAGTCCATGGCTACAGGCTGCGCTTGATCATGCGGGTAATTTGTTTTCGTTAGATGATGTAAAGCAAGCGGTACTTAAAGGCGAGGCAATCTTCCTGCCGGGTCTTGAGGCTGCTGTGGTTGCAGAGATTCGGGTATTCCCGCAGAAACGAATTTATAACTGCTGGCTTGCCGGTGGTGACTTAGAAGAACTCAAGCTTGCCTTTGCTCCTGCTGTGAGATGGTATGCAAAGAAAGCTGGATGTGATGCAATTACGATTCAAGGACGGCCTGGATGGAGGCGTGTATTTAACATGCAAGAAAAGGGCGTGGTCTTAACTGAAGAGGTGGTCAAATGAGCCTGGGCGGACCTTCAACAACCGTTACCGCAAGCGCACCGGAGTATCAACTCCCCTATATTTCTGACCTATATCGCATGGGTCAGCAGATGGCGTACACCCCATATACGCCATACACCATGCCAAGGACGGCTGAGACTTCTGGTCTTTATCAACAAGGTGTTGAAGCAGCACAGCAAACAGCCAGTATGCCTGGGCTTCTTGGTAGCGTGAATGTGGGCGGACAGAACGTAGGCGTGATGCAGGCCTACATGAATCCGTACCAACAGGCTGTCACGGATGTTGCCAAACAAGGTGCGCTTCGTGATTACCAAACAGGGCTATCGAATCTTCGCAGCCAAGCAGCATCTCGCGGTGCGTTTGGCGGATCGCGTCAGGCGATCATGGAATCAGAGGCCATGAGGAATCTTGGCCAGCAGTTAAGTAACATTCAGATGCAGGGTTCGGCACAAGCATTTGACAAAGCCGGCCAGTTGTATCAACAGGACCTTGCTACGCAACAGCAAAAAGCCCAGACCTTGCAGCAGCTTGGTTTGGCAGATGAAGCCCGTAGGCAGCGTGATCTTGATCTCATGTACCAAGAGTTTGAGAAGCAGCGCACCTATCCACAGCAACAGGCAGAGGCTTACAAGTCCATCATCTTTGGATTACCGCAAACACCAACCCAGTCGTACTACAACGCGCCGGCTAATCCGTTTGTTCAGACGCTTGGGCTGGCAGGATTGATGTACGGAGGACTACGATGACAACGACGATGGCTCAACCAGGGCTCGCCCCAGATATCAACATTCTGGAGGCGATGGATATCTTCAAGAACTTTCCTGACGAAGAGCTTCCACGTTATCGCAATGATCCTAAGCTAGCCCTTGTGGCGGCAGCAGAAATGGATCGCCGTCTTCGTGTACGCAAGGACTTTGAAGCAAGCCAGCAAAAGCCTTCGGGCCCGGTGGTCGATCAGTTGCAGCAACAACTTATGGGTCAGCCTATGGCGCCCATGGGTCAACCGCAAATGCAACCTGAAATGCAGCAACCCATGCAACCAGAAGCAGGGCTAGGTGCATTAGTTCCTGGCATGGCGCAAGGCGGACCAGTGGCGTTCTTTGCGGGTGGGGTTGGACCGGAGTTTGGTGGTTCTGATCCCGGTGCATTGGCGGCAGATGAGGAACGCCGTCAAAGAATATTGAGAGAGCGTAAGTTAGAAGAAGACCGTAATCGCTATCAGTTCCTTCTGCAAGCGGGCGCAACGGAACAGGCGCAACGACTTGCTCAACAAAACCCGGAAGCAACAAAGCCTGCTCCAACAGCAGCAGCGCCGGCACAGCCAGCAAAACCTACCGAGCAACAGCCTGACATGAATGCGCTTATCAAGCAGTTGATGGCTTTGCAACAACCACAACAAGCTGCCCCTGCTGCGGCACCAGTTGATCTTAAAGGCCTGGAGAAATTGGCCAAGGAATATATTCCTGCTGCGGTCATGCCTATGTCACCAGCCGAAAGGCGTAAGGCGGCAGAGGAAGAAGAGAAGTACATGGCGGCTAAGTTCCCGGACAAGGTTAGCCCATTAGCAGAGCAGTTAGCCGCAGAGGTTGGTCAACAGGTATCACCTGAAGAAGCCCGGCGCCGTGCGTTTATGCAGGCAGGAATCCGTGGATTAGGTTATACCGGCCGTGACTTTGGTGCTGGTCTTGCAGGTATTCTTGGTGGTTACGAAGAAAGCAAGATGGGTACTGAGGCTGCTAACAAAGACGCCAAGACCATGGCGCTCAAGGCACGCCTTGCCAATGAGCAGTACAAGGATGCGGTCAAGCGCAAGGATTACGAAAGCGCCAAGAAGTACGCTGAGGAAGTTGCATCCTATCAAGAGAAGAAGATTGAGGCGGAGAACAAAGCCAAGATGGGCAAGCTTGGTGTAATGGGTGCCATGCAAGATCTCATGACGCCTAAAAAGACAGGTGCCGGTGCTGGCGAGAAGGGCGGTCCTAAATTTAGCGACCTAAGCAAGATCCGCCAAGAGGCGGTTACTGCGGCACAGCCAGAATTGAATGCGCTTGAGAAGCGGTTTGATGATGAAGCCAGTATGTTCTTTCCGGTTAAAGGAAAGCGTAAGACAGATTGGCGTCAAGATCCTAAAGAGATGGCGGCATTTGAAGCAGAGCAACAAAGGATTCTCAATAAGTATGAGCGTAGGTATACGCCATACGGCGGAGAGACTGGCGTTGCACAGTTGACACCACAGCTATTACAAATACTATCGAACCTAGGTAAACCGCGCTAGGAGGCGTCATGCCTGTTATTGATGTCCCAAACCTGGGCCGATACAGTGTCCCGGATACGCTTTCTGACGAAGAGCTACGTAATGTAATCAAAGGTTTGTATACCGTCGCTGGTGTACAGACACCGGGTCCTTCAGGCATAGGCGGTGTATTCAAGTCAGCCCTAAGCCGTGGCGCTCAGCAAATGCTCGTGGGCGCAGGCTACGATCTTCCAGCGTTAGGTCTTGCAGGACTTGCCAAACTTGGCTTTGGCGGGGTAGAAGACAAGGCCCGTGAGTTCCTTGAAAAAGGCGCACAGAAATACGCTCAAATTGAAGAAGCGCTTCCTACTCAATATCGTGATGTCACCAAGCTCCAAGGCCCAGGCGAGTACCTAGGCTTTGCTGTCGAGAAGGCTGGCGAAGGACTACCGAGTATTGCATCTGCTCTACTACCGGGTGGTGTAGCCGCCGCCACAGGGCGCACAGCAGCAAGGAAGATTGCACAGGAAGCAGCAGAGACAGCACTACGTGGTGGTGCCACGCGTGAGATCGCTGAGCGTATCGGTCAGCAAGCGGCACAGGATGCTATGCAAGGCCGTGTCGGTCTGGCCATGATGAGCACATCCTATGCACAGACAGCACCTGAATCGTTTAGGAATGTCTTTGAAGAAACTAACCGCATGGAACCAGGGTTAGCCTTGGCCACAGGTCTGGTTAATTCATTCATTGAAAGCTATGTGCCGAGTAAGATCCTTGGTGACCTGGGTGCATATGGGCGTATGAAGCTTGTTGAGAAGGCAAGCGAAAAGGCTGGCCTTGGTACGGTTGCTGCACGCATTGGTGCTCGTGCCACAGGCGTTGCTGCACAAGAAGGTCTAACCGAAGCCACGCAGGACATCATCAATAACGCAGCGATTAAAGTAATTGATGAGAATTATCAAGTCTTTTCCCCAGAGAACTTAAACAAATACATTAACTCTTTTGCCGGTGGTGCAGCCGCTGGATTTGGTCCTGGATTGATTGGTGCCGCAGGACGACAGACCAGACCAGAGCAAGCACCTCCAGATGTAATTACGCCACGTGGCGTAATTACGGAAGCGCCCCCGCAAGTACCACCAGTAGCTCCCCCTGTTGCACCGCAGCAAGGTGTTGCACCGCAACAAACCATTCCGCCTGTTACGCCACCGGTCACACAACAGGCTGTGCCACAAGTCACAGAGGCTGCGCCACAGGTATCGTTACCAGCTACGACACAGCCAACGGTTCCTCAGATCACATCTGCGCCAGTTGCTCCGCCACAGGGTCAGTTAGCATTACCGCAAGTAACTCCGGCACCACAGGCCGCACCGCAACCAGCGCCACAAGTGACGCAAGCGTTGCCCCAAGTTACACCGCCAGTATTGACCGGTGCTCCACCTACACCGCCAGTAACACCACCTGCTGCGCCACAGGTCACGCAAGCACTACCTGCACCAACGGAAGCGGTGACAGTACCTCCTGTTACGCCAGCACCTACACCACAACCCGGACCACCAGAGTTTGTAGAACCACCGCCACAACAAGGTCCGGCTCCAGTCCCAGAAGATATACAGGCTGCTTTGGATTACGAAGCAGAATTACTTGCAAGAAGAAAAGAAGTTGAGAAGGGTGGACAGAGTTTGTGGACGGCAGTTAAGGGCCGCATCTCTTACGATGATATTAAGGATGCCTCACCTGATAGACAGCTACGTACACTGGCAGGAAACCCGGCAAACAAAAATTACAAAGGTCTTGATCTGCTTGTCAAAGACGGCGATCTTGATGCTTGGCTACCTTCAGAACTGCAAAGCTTTAACCTTAAGAATGATCCGACGCTTGAAGTTCAGGCGGCTAATGAGATTAAAGATCGTCTAGCTAGCGGCGACTTCCTTAGCAATCAAACGAAGGAAGAACTAGAAACAATTGATTATCAGCTAGATCAAATCCTACCGATTATCAGAGAGTATTACGATGAACTCGAAGCCAACGTCCGAATCGCCGAAGCAGCCGATGAGCAGCGCAGAGCAACCCTCGAAGCCGAGCAAGCAGCAATTCCTACAAAAGTGGGACAAGCTGTCCCTGAAGGCCAAGCGGGAGTTGCTGGACCTAGCAAAGTTACCGCCCAACCTAGTACGCCCAAGGTAACCGTACCACCGGTAACGCCTGCACCAACACAGGCTGCGCCACAGGTAACGCAAGTCCCGAAGGTTACGCCAGCGGTTACGCCTGCGCCTACCAAGAAGCCAGTCATCTTCAAGGGTGCTACCCAAGAAGAACGTGACATGTTCGACACCCTCCGGGCGGAGATGGATGCGCTTGGACTGAAGGATCTTGACCTTGAATTAATACGGCCGAAGAAAGTTAAAAACGGTTATGAGCTTGGTCAGATGCTTACGCGAACCAAGCAAGATCCAGCGGATGCAACAAAGGTTGTCGCTGTTAGTAGATTGATGCGAATTGCTATAGACCTTGCTCAAACAACCGGATCGATCAGGGCCAAATCAAAAGAGCAGATAAAGACAATACTTCACCATGAAGTGATTCATGCTATGCGTTCCATGAATCTCTTTACTGCTGATGAGTGGCGGATTCTGTCGGAAGCTTCTGAGCGTGACTGGGTTAAACGCAAGTGGCCCATGGATCATGGCTATACGGTTGAAGATATTTACAGCAACAAAAGCAAAGATACCAAGCTTGAAGAAGGTGTTGCTCGGGCGTTTGAGTACTACACGCGTGGTGAGTTTCAACCGGCCGGCGCCGTGGCTCGTATCTTCCAGAAGACCAAGGAGTTTTTCCAGAAGCTTGCTGACTACGCCATGGGTCTTGGCATCACAGAGAGTGAAGCCGAGATCTTTGAGCGCATCCTTTCAGGCGAAATAGGCTCACGTTTACGTAAGGACCAAACGCTTTACAAGGTTCCTTATGACAAAGCCAATATTGAGCAAGTATCTCAGGAAGATTTAAATACAACCGCCGAGACCGAAAACATCATCTTTGATTCGGCCATGCTCAACATAGAGCCTGAGCAGTCCATGAACAACCTGGTTAAATCCGGGCCTGAGTTCAAGGACATCAAAGACAATGCAAGGAACTACGTCAAGGATCTAGCGACTGACAAAGCAGACATCCTGCTCAGTGCATTTAACTTGCGCCAACTTGGCGAGCTGGCAGAAAAGGTATTGCCCCAGGTCAAGACGTTCTACCGGACGGTCAATGACATGCTGGCCTTCCGTGATACCCGTGTAACCAAGGCGGCAGATATCGCTAAGGGATGGGTAGCATTCAGGGATAAGAACCCAAAGCTTGCAGCGATTCTTTCGGATGTGATGCATGACGCAACCATCCTTGGCATGGACCCTGACACAAAGCTTGATGAGATCAAACAGGGCGCTGCACAGGCAAAGCTATTCCCGGAAGGCAAGTCACCTAATCAAGTGCTGGCAGATAACTGGGCAACCGTATCGGCAAACCCAGAAGCACTGAAGATCTATCGTGAGGTACGTGATTACTACGGTGAATCACTCAAGCTTTACGAAGATGCTCTTGCCCAGCGCATCAAGGAAAGTATTGAGGACGACCGCCAAAAGACAGTGGCACTCCTTAAACTTGAAGAAGAGTTCAACAAGATCCGTGGCACCGGTCCTTACTTCCCCTTGGCTCGCTTCGGTGATTACTGGGTATCGTTTAAGACCATCAACGATGAAGGCAAACAGGTCCCTGAGTACTACATGTTTGAGAGTCGCTCAGACCAGCGCAAGTTTGAAGATGAGCTACGCAAGGCTAATGTAAGTTTCAAGAGCGGTGTTAAGACCCGTGAGATGTTGGGTGCTGGTGTACCCATGACAGGCTTCATGCGTGAAATGATGGGCCTTGTTGATGGCATGGGCGGCGACAAGGAAGCACTGAAAGATAATATATGGCAGCTCTTCTTGACCATGCAGCCAGACCTGTCAGCAAGAAAGCACTTCATTCATCGCAAGAAGGTGGCCGGTTACAGTACCGACGCGTTGCGTGCATTTGCTGAGACATCCTTCCATGGTGCCTACCATTTAGCGAGAGTTAAATACAACGGGCGTCTTGAGTCCATCGTATTGGATGCCAACCGCCACAAGACAGCCAATCCTAGTATTGAAGCAGATCGTTACTTTGATGAGTTACTGCGCCGTCAGAAGTGGGTCAATGCGCCAGAGGATGTTAATAACTTCACAAGCTGGGCGACAAGCTTTAGCTTCTTGTATTTCCTCACTGCGCCTGCCTCGGCACTGGTCAACATTGCACAGACCCCCATGGTTGCGTTCCCATACCTGGGTGGCAAGTTTGGATTTGGCCGTGCTTTTTCAGAGTTATCGACAGCAAGCAAACAATTCTTTGCTAGCGGTATAGGAAAAGACAAAGGCTTTTACGATGTCATTCGTACCCTAAAGGAACGTGCTGAAGAGAAAGGTATCTCCGATAAGGAGCGTCGCGCCAGAAAAGAAGAGCTGGCTGCTATGCAACAGCTTTACGAAGATGGCACCTTAAACCGGACGCAAACACTTTCCTTGGCGGGTCTTGCAGAACGACCGACCGATGTGTTGCAAGGCGGTATCGGTTCAGTGATGAAGAGCAAAGCCTTCAACACAACCGAGAAGGTGACCTATGCCTTGGGCTATGCATTCAATCAGGCGGAAGTCTTTAACCGTCAGATCACCGCACTTGCTGCTTATCGTTTAGCTAAACAAAAAGGTATGCCGCCTGACCTTGCGCTACAGACAGCCAAGGACATCGTGAATGAAACGCATTTTGAATACACGAATGCGACCAAGCCAAGGTTCATGCAAGGACCTACCGCACGGATCATCTTCCAGTTCAAGAACTACGCTCAGCAGATGACAGTGCTTCTTGTACGCACGCTCAAGGATTCCTTAGCCGGCGCTGATGAAGAGACCAAACGTGAGGCACGTGCAAGACTGACAGGTATCTTATTTATGACCGGGCTCTTTGCTGGTTATGAAGGACTGCCTTTGTTCTGGGTCATCGAAGGTGTGATGAACGCCATGTTCGATGATGAAGATGAGCCTTATGATTTTGTGAATAGCGCCAAGAACAATATCGCTGATATGTTTGGATCTAATGCGGCAAGGATCTTGAGCAAGGGCGCTGTGTCAGAAATCTTAGGCGGTGATATCGCTAACCGTGTGTCGATGAACGGCATGTGGTTCCGTGATGCCAACAGGTCTGCTGATGAAGTCGAATCCTTTAAACAGTTTGTGATTGACCTTACCGGCCCGTTTGTTGGTATCGGCGTCAACGTGGCGGATGGTATTAAGAAGATCAACGATGGCAATACCTACCGTGGTATCGAAGCCATGCTGCCGCCTGTACTCAAAGACTTCATGAAGGTTGGTCGTATGGCGACCGAGGGTGCAACCACATTACGTGGCGATCCCATCGTTGGTGAAGTCAGTACATGGGGCTTGTTCCTCCAAGCGCTTGGCTTTACGCCGGTTGATGTTGCCCGTGGTTATGAAGCCATGGGTGAGATCAAAGGCATGGAGAGTGATGCCGAGCGGCGCAGGAAGCGTTTGCTTCAGCAGGCTAGCCTTGCACAGATCAATGGTGACTACTCGGCATTCGCAGAGATCTACGAAAAGATTGAGCGATACAACAGCAAGAACCCAGAGAATCCGATTACCCAGGAAAGCATCAAACGTTCCTTGTCACAGCGCGTCAAGGATTCTGAACGCGCCGTGCGTGGCATGATCGTTAGCCCGAAGCGGGAGTACTTGTTGGAGGAGGCTCGGTACCTTGGGGAGGAGGAGTAGTCTCTTGATGAGCTATGATTCGGTTCTCATAATCGATGCCACAGAACGTTGCGTAGTCACGTAGCGTTCTGACCTTGCCTAGTCCATAGATTCCTAGATCCTTCTTTCGGTACAGAAGATCGGCCATGCGTTCGTTGGATCGTTTGGCCATATCCCACCAGCGCACGGTACGCATCTCATCATCTTCTGATGCCCAATGGCGAAACTCCTTGTTCCTTCCATAGAAGTGATATACCGGTGCTAATGGTGGATGGAGTATGTCATAGCCATGGGTAAACGCACGCACGGCGATGTTCTGTTCTTCGCCATTGAAGTACAGGCATGGATCGTATGGAACCTCGTGGACAAACTGACCCAAGGTAAAGATGAATCCGGCGCCAACGTGACAAGCAGGGACCGGGTAGTCTGACTTCATAATATCTGACGTAAAGGTCAGAAGCGGGTCTGACTCTTTAAACACTTCACCGGGTTTTATCTTGGAGTAAATAAGATCCTTGGTGTGTGATGTATCCGTAGGCTTGCCGTCAATAAACTCAAACCCTCTGGCGTAAGTACTGTAAAGCTTCTTGGGGTTGGGTGTGTAGTTGCTTTTCATAAGCTGGATGCATGTCTCATCCCAGTCTTGATCAAACCAACTGTGCGAATCAATCTGTAGGAAATAATCTTCATTGTGGTAGAGGGACTGTGCCAGATGGCGAGCCCAGCAGGCGCCACGTGCATCGACTGCGCCAATGAATACATAGCGGATCTGATCGGCAAATCCTGTTTTCTCAACCGCCCTGTGCTGTGGTATCGACCCTTGGTCTACGATACCAAAGACAATGTCTTTAGGGTTCTTTGCTTTCTTGTAGCAGTCATTAACCGTGAACCAGAGTAGCGGGTCCCGATAAGAAGCAATGCTAACGAAAATTGTCATAGAGTTTCTCAAGAGTCATAGCAAGCAGATCAAGCTCGCTGAGTTTGTATCGGGTGTAAAAGCCTTTCTCGCCAAGGCCATGGACGCCTGAGTTGCCTTGATGATGTTCCGGGCAGAGAGGTACCACTAGAAAGTTGCTAGCCCGTTGTGACATACCCTGGCCCTCGCGGATGTGATGCAGATGAGCGGGTGTTGCGCCGTAGCCTAAGTGATCGCACAGGATGCAGCCGACAGAGGCTACCCGGTTCATGTGCTCTTTATCTGCTTTCCGCATAGCTTGTCTTTAATGTGTTCTGGAACTTTTGGTAACGGTGCCCAAGCCACGGCCCAGTCAGCCCACGTGCCAACGATGCACACACCGCCGGGGTTTAGTAACAACATCTTCACACCGATGGGCGGTGGGTCTTCTTCTGGCGTGCGCCAAAACGCGTTACCAGATAAATAAGAGGTGGCTTTCTGGAACATGTTGTGATCGCCACTCATAGCTCACTCCTTGCTCTTATAGCTTCCGCACACATTCCTGCAAGACCTTTGGTGTAATACTTTTGAAAAACTTCTTGCCGCTCTTCACACACCTTCGCACACGCCTCACGCTCTTCTTGTCTAATCAACTCAGCAAAGTGCTCGATGTCACCGTGCAAATTCAACCCGTTCTCTTCTATTAGCTTAAATACGGTCATTGCTCACCCCTTGCTCTGATGATGGCGTCGCTGATGCCTGGAACAGTAGCCAGCTCAGGCACCTGTTTGATTGCGTACTGCAACGCTTCAAGCAGATCAGCTTTTTCAAGCCGTAGTTTGACAATTTCAGCCAGCGCATCATGAGCCACACTTAAATCATCGTGTTCTGCGTCACCTAATGCCTGAAGGTTTTCTAGTAAATTACTCATTGCTCACCCCTTGCTCTGATTGCATCGGAAAAATTCAGCAGCACTGTTGCAGTCCAGCTTTGCAACCGATGATCGGCATCCATTGAGCTGAGGTCTACGTTCAAGAGCAAATTCGCACACGCCTCACGCTCATGTGCTGCAACAAGTGCGGCGAAGCGTTCAAGGTTCTTAAGTAAGCATAACCGCACATCGTTTGTTGGTGACGGGTAAAACTCGATTCCAGCCTCTTTCGCCATCTTGATAATGTCGTCTCGTGTCATTGCTCACCCCTTGCTCTGATTGCTTCGGCGCACCGTTTAGCACCTTCAGCAATACGCAGTAGCCCTTGATTGCCTCGTGGTAGATAAAACGCTTCTTGGTGGTAAGCCTCATTCGCTTCTTCTAAACACAACTTCGCACACGCCTCACGCTCTGCTGCCGCAACAAGGGCGGCGAAGCGTTCAAGAACATTGGGGGTGGCAAAGACTTGCACATCGTCCCAGTGTTCTGGGCTTCTGAATGGTTTGCACCCAGCCTCCCGCGCCATGCGGATGATGTCTTCTCTAGTCATCATTAGCCACCTTTCTAAGTAACTTAACTAAGTTTTCAAGCGTCTCAAGACTGTAGCTACCAGCGGTCAGGTACACCACCGTCTTAGTGGTTGGCTCCCGCCAAGCTTCGTCTTGGCACCTTTTCCATGTGTCGGCAATCCACTGTCGTATTTGCTCTAGCGTCATGGCGCTTGTTGCTATGGGCAAAGGCTCTCCGTCTGCTGGTGTCTTTGCGTTTTTGTTTTCAGCCATTGTTCTTCTCCTTCAAGGCTTGCTCAATAAGCTCTGCCATATACGCCGTGTCTAGCTCATCACAGAAAGTTGCTGCATACCGACAATAACTAACCTCCTCATCAGTCAGCCCAACCCATTCACGCTTTCGTGGTGCATGAACCATCTGCTCACCGTCCCACACAGCACCGCAGACGCAGGTCAAGTCACGCTTGCTTGATGCTGCTACAGACTCACGCTCGGCAGCAGCAACAAGGGCAGCGAAGCGTTCAAGAACATTGGGGGTGGCAAAGACTTGCACATCGTCCCAGTGTTCTGGGCTTCTGAATGGTTTGCACCCAGCCTCTCGTGCCATGCGGATGATGTCGTCTCGTGTCATGTGTTCTTCTCCTTTAGTTTGGCTTCGATGGCGCAAGCAAAATTGCCCCAGTGCTGATTTCCTGAATAGATCTCTTGTATTTCATAAGCCGTCAGCCCAACCCATTCACGGGGTGCGCGGTACAGAGCCATACCAACGGGTAAAACAAGGGCACGGTCGGTTGGTTGTATGACGCAATGCCCACTATGAAATCCTGTTATGTACGCTACAGGTTCTATGCTTGATCGTTGTCCAGTAGTTTCCATTCCTCACCTCCCTTCACAATCTCCTTGGCGTATGCAAACCCTGCATCCCATCCAGATCTGAATGCTTGGCCATGAGATGAACGGGTAAATGTGAATCGATCAAATGAATAGCCTTCCCCTACAGAAGACTTGGCCCACTTAACCCAATTATCAAAAGCCGGATGGTTTTCGGCAGGACATTTCTTTCCGATGCGGCATTCACCGTGGCATGGTGGGCAGCTCATTCTTCCAATCTCCTATGATCTGATCAGGGTCGTTGGTACTTACCATATGGTTGATTGCGTTGTAAGCCATCTTCATTTCAGCCGCGGCCAGCAGGCATTTCTCCATGGCTTCCATGTTCTTGTTGTTCTGACAATCCTCGTAGATTTCTCGTATAAGTTTCGTAGTGGTTAGCAAATGGATGGAGTAATCAATCATGGGCAAACCTTCAAATAGTCTTTGATATCACGGACGATCATATGGCCAAGCGTCTCGCCACCAGGAAATGTAATCTGACCATGGCGGGACTTGTAAACAATCTCAACAGCTTTCTCCATGCCAAGCCTGAACCCTTCATCAAACTCCATGGGTCGATCATTCATGGTGTCGATGGCACGCCTTACGTAATCCGACGCGCTCCTTGTGGCGGACATGGCACGAAGCTTAGCAATCTGATCTTCACGTAAATAAACCTGGTACGGGATCAGTTTTCGTCGGTAGCTTTCCATGTCTCGTATTCCTTGCGTAGTTCAATGAGGGTGTGCTGTGCTTCTTGGTTAGTCGCTAGCTCACTGCGTGAATCAATATTGCAAGCTTCACAAATGGACCGGGCCGCATCTTCTTCTGACACACCAAAGCACCAACCCATGTGGACGCACCAGCGTTGAAACTCTGGATCTTTAGCCAGTATTCCGGCAGTCTGGATAAATGAATTGACCTTGGGTCTGACATAAGGTTGTTCATCTTCACCAATACGAACCATGGCCACGGCATACCGAGCACCAACAAAATCCCTGACCAAGTCTTGGCTCAGATCATCTGGGTGAATGGCAAGCGTAAGAAGAAACCCGTCCTTGTTTTGACGCAAGGACACCTTGACGCATTCAAAGTTGATAGGATCAAGCGCCACCAAATACTCTCCTTACGAATGATTTAAGACGCTGTGCAAGTGATGGCGCAGGGTCGTTGCCAATACGCTCGATGTACTGGTGCGTTGTGAATATCTTCTCTGGCTGGTCAACTTCTACAAACCCGCCAATACCCCTGGGTCGGGTAATGATGGGCCAGATCATCCACATGGGGCGCCTGAAATGTGAGCACACCGATGTCAGTGCGTCACCATTCTCAACGGCTAGCCTTATGGATCGTTCCTCAGAGCTGCCAATGAATCCACGGCGCCAGCCTCCAGGCGGACAGAACATCTCATTCAGATATTTGTAAACCGTTTTGTCTGACATCTTCAGCTCACTGGCAATATCGAGAGGCTTTGCTCCAGCCATGTACATCATGTAGATCTGCTGCTTATCCTCACTTGATAGAAAGTAATTGGATCGTTTGATGATTGGCTTGGCCCTGCGCTTTCTGCGTTTGCGTTCCATGGCTACCTCAGAAAGGGATCGCGTCATCGTCAATAGGCGCTGGCGCCGGACGCTGTTCGTCCCTGCGTTCAAAAGGCTGAGAAAGCTTGGCGCTGAAGTATTCACCGTACTGACCTTGCTTAGACCAAAGGGCAATGTTGATCTTTACTTCTTCACCACTCTTTGCCTTGCGTGAGATGTACGCACAAAGTTCTGCTGATAGCTCGATGTCACCACGAAAGTCTGGTGCGTTCTCTGTCTTTACCCTTGGCGTAAACAAGGCGCCTGAGTCATAGTACTTTTTATTCACTTTGCTGCTCCTTCTATTTCGTCCTTACGGTTCTTAAATGCGGCTAACAATTCAATGTATTTGTCAGGCGCGTGCTGCTCGATACGCTTTGCGTTCTCGGCGTTTTCCTTCCAGTACTGGTTCAAGCTTTTTACAGTAGTAGCTGAAGATAGGAACGTAACGTAATGATCCATAAGGAAATTTACGTTATCGTCATCGATAGGTTTGACCTGTGGCTTTGGTTCTTCTTGCTTGGGTTTCTCTGGTGGCGCAGAGTTAATTACGCCACGTGGCGTAATTACCTTGGTGGCTGCATTACCGTCATCGTCTTCTGGTGCAATGCCGCAAGCCGCCATAAGGCTGTACCGACGTGCATAAGTTAATGCTGATCCGTAACCTTGTGGGTCATGTTTGGCGGCAGGCACATGAAGCTTGCCGGCCGATAACATTTCTCCAGAGTCATGGACAAAGACAGTCTCAACTGTCACGCCATCTTGACATTCATGCGTCATCTGCATTAATGCGATGCCACTTTCATTGAGCGAATCAATGACCGCCTCCACGCAGGCGCTGAGATCTGCGTAGCGCGAACGGAAGTGTGGGTTAGTGCTGGTCTTTAGTGCGGGACTAAATCCCTTTTGTGCCTTAACTAAGGCTGCTGCTATCTTCTGCATTTGTATCTCCTAGTTGCTTACCAAAATCACAGTACTGCCGTACATCACAAAAACTTACACAGCGCGTATTAACTCCAGGCCGGTGAATGATTTCCAGCCCCGGCTTCAGTGCTGCATCTGCATCTTCTTTTAGATAAAAGATCTTCGTTGCACGCTTGGCGCCTACCTTTTGCAAGGCCCATGTCTCAGGCTTGGCCCATCGTTCATCAGGCGTACACAGCGGTGGATCTTCCATGACCGTGGCGGCGTGTAGTGCGATGCGCTGCTTGATGAATTTGTCTTGCTCTTCAAACGTCCACAGGGGTACATCAATCTGAACGATAGGTGTCTCTGGGTAATCTTGCTGCCTGCCTACATTGCGTCGAGCCCAGTCACGCACGATGGCGTTGATCTTCAGTCCTGATACGTCATGGCCATGGGCGCGGACAAGGTAGGCATAAAGGTTAAGCTGGTATTCCCATTCAATCTTTCCTGACATCACGGCAAAGCTTGATGTGACCTTCCAGTCCTCGATGACCCGGCCATGTGGCGTGACTACTTGGCGGTCGATGGCGCCAGAGATCTTCCAGCCGTTGATCTCTTTGAAGTACCGCTGCTCTTTGATCACATCATCTTCAGAGTATTTCTCAAGGATGAAATGCACAGCCGTGCCAAAGAGGGAGAACACCGTGTCGCTGATGTCTTGCTCCATCTCGTCGAAGTGCTTGTGCTTCAGGGCGACGACCCTGGGGCTGTCGATCAACTCAGTGACTGATAGCTTGGCGTCACCTTTGCTGTAGTTCTTGCCACGTGCAAAGCGCATGAGCACATCAGGCAGGTTGTATTTGTTAGTGATGATCATGGCTTGGCCTTTTCAAACTCCGTAATGACCGACATAAGAACTTGGAGGATCTCTGGCTCAGGCGTCTGAAGGTAACGTTTAATCCAAAAGACCATGTCCTCAGCAACCTGAATAGCTTCGTATAAAGCTTGCTCATCAGTCATCGATCCCTCCGCTTCATCATCTCGTCCGCTACAAGGTAGGCGATATCAGCAAAGGCAACCTCTGGTTTCTGGCTAGGCATCTGGCCCCAGTTGCCTGCGAAGATGCCGGTGATAACCTGGCCTGCGAAGTAATCACGCATGGTCATGCCAGCGGTATTGGGTTCGTGTAGATGTCCGATGTCATGAGGGAATGCATAGTGTCTCTTTGTCACTTCCGTCTCCCGATATTGAAGTAAGCCTGTAGTGCTTTCACGATCTGAATGAAATCGCCCAGGTTGTTTGCGTTCTTCAGATGATCAGCATCGATGTCATCCCATAGCTCCTCAAGCTCATCCAGGGTCATGGGCTTTAAGTCATCACGTAATAACTCAAGCTTGGCCACAACCGCTTTTAGGGCGGCGATCTGCTGGTCAATGATTTCGTGGGTCAGCATGTCAGTAACCAGTGGGCATACCGGCCCGTACCCACATACCGAATTGGTAGAAGATGGTCACGAGCGCAACGATCAGAAGTGCGTTCAACGCTCTTCCCCATCGTCCGTACCATGTCCAGCCAGACACTGGGCGATTGAGGTAAATGTCTTGGACCCAGAGCTGGTCTTGTGTGATGGTCGTTTGCCATGCCGGAGGTGGCTTAAGATAATTCGCTCCGATTCTTGGCCGCTCGGGACGCAGGGTGACGTTACCTGCTTTATGGGTAGCAGGGGCTTTTCGTCTTCGGGTGACATAGAGCATGTTCTGTCCTTATTCCAGAGTGAATAATTCAATCGATAAATGCGGCGCTGTTCTTCGCTGATACGCAGCGGTTCTTTGCTGTTAACCGTCATCCTGACGCGGCCGTCATGCATAAAGGTCGAAAGCTTGTTACGCAGCCAGCCCGGATCTAAGTCCAGCCAGTTACAGTAGCTCTCAAGGTCTTTGCCAAACAGGAAATGAAACGCACTGCGAGCATGTTCATCAAGACGGTAATCTTCGACATCACGCTTGCGCTTGGACGGCGAGCCTATGTAAATAGGCATACGACACGTATCAAGAATGGCACAGTTAACAACAGCTAATAAGACTCTTTGTTCGGGGATCATTGTGTTCTCCAGTAGAACAATGGTACATTATGTTCACATCGTATTGCAATACATCAGAGGGGTATCCGACAAATGGCAATCAATAGCCGACAGAAGGGAAGACGTGGCGAGTTAGAGGTGGCTAAGTTAATTTCGACCGCCTTGGAAATGGAAGTGAAATTGAATTATGACCAAGCTGCGGCCGGTGGTTATGATATGAAAGTATGGGGTTGGGCGGTGGAAGTGAAGCGAGCCGAGAACCCTGACTGGCGGGCGTGGCAGCGACAGGCCCTGACATCAGCATGGAAGGACGGGTTGATGCCCATTCTGTTTCACCGCAGGAATCATGCAAGGTATTGGGATGTGTATTTACCGATCAGTGTGTTCCTGGTGGTGTGGGGTGGGCAAGGTCCATTTGATGAGAATGATTGGATGCAGGTATCGTTTGACGTAGCGATAGCAACAATGAGGATGACCCATGGATCCACGTATACGCAAGATGATCGTCAACGACATGATCGAATCCATACCTCAGCACCTCAAGCTTGAGGTAGCTACAGAGGTAGCCGAGCGCCGAGCCATGGAGTTGCAAATCCGATCAATCAAGTTATTGGCGGACACCAAAGCCTTTGCCGCATGGCTCAGGCAGACTGGTTTGGACAAAAAAAATCCCGGTGAGGGGCCGGGATAAGATCTTACGGGGTGGTAAGACAAGGAGACACACACGAACTTCAGGGATTAATGTAGCACAGTTGACAGCCCCTGCAAATAGTGTATGATTCAAACCGTTGTCGTAGCGGGCAATGATATGAAGGCCACTTACTCATGCTTCTGACCCTGGTTCGCCAGGGTACCGCTACCAGGAGCAGCAGTAAGTGGCTTTTTTCATTGACGCACGGACCACAGACCGAAGTTCGCTGTGGACCAAGTGGGACTCCGAACCCAGCCGAAACCGATAACTTTGCGCAGCATAGACCGCTCAAGTTGCCGCCGTAACTGCGCGAGAGGGCCACGGGGAACTGTCAAAAGCCCAACTGATATGAGTGACCTCGAAAGAGGGATGGTAGACCAGGACAGGGGTGCGCGACACCGTAACTGCCATAGTTGGGATAACACGTAAAGCCCAATGCATTGATTCCGAAGGCTCGTCCGAACGCATCTTTGCTCACACTAAACCCATTCATCTGGGTTTAGGTGAGTATTTGCAGAATCAAACCGAGACTGAACCGACTGCATAACATAAGAAATAAGAACAGATGTTATAAATATACACACGGAACACGGAACACGGATCTTTTTTAAACTGTTCTAAAGGTTGAAACATGGCAAAAAGGGCTAACGTATTTGTTGGAGCGTTGTGGACACGTTATCTGAAGAGCCGTATTGGATACGCCACGAAAACCGGTAAAAGCCCTTATGACCTGATCGTTCTTGCCGCCGCCAAGGATGGCATGGTCAAGCCTCCATCGATGACGCCTAAGCAATGGGTAAGGCTCAACCAAGACAAGCTTCGTGCGCTTGCCAATGCAGTAAAGCGCGAACAGGTGGCCGCAACGCCCAATGAACTCTCTGCCCTATGGCAATCACGCAAAGTTAATCCTGCTACCAACGCATTCCTTGAAACTTATGAATGGCGCCGGGTTCGCATGGAAGCGCTGAAAAAATACGGGTCTCGATGCCAGTGCTGTGGTGCCACGCCCGCTGACGGGGTCAAGATGAACGTGGACCACATCAAACCGCGCAAGCTATTCCCTCATTTAGCTTTGAACCTTGACAATCTTCAAGTGCTTTGCGAGCCATGCAACCATGGCAAAGGGAATTGGGACATGACCGATTGGCGTGAAGCGGAACCTACGCCCATGCTTCACCTGAAGGACGCCACGCTCAAGATCTTCTGACCGTTCATCAACCGACAAACGGTCATTGCTTTTTACGCCACGGTGAAATGACAATAAGACTTTTACGGAGATCACCATGGATGAAATGATTGAAACGCTCATGGCACAGAACAAATGGCCATTCAAATTCCACTACACAGAAGACGGTAAGGAACTGACTGCACCGCCTGTTGAAGAGCCACCGATTGAAGAGGCGTTGTTCTGATGTTCTGTCCTTACTGCACAAAAGGAGATGGTGAGGGTAGCAAGACCAAGGTGCTTGAGACCCGGATGTACTGGGACGAGACTGGCAAATACTTTTACATCGAGCGTAGGCGTGAATGCTTGAGATGTGATGAGCGATTCACCACGAAAGAACGATCACCAAGAGTGAGGGATAAGTGAAAAGGCAAAAGCCTGGCGCTGACTTCGTGGCGGAGCAAGCCAACAGGATGTATGACCTGTTACGCCAGAGGGCAGCCCTGCCACGTGAAGATCTGGAGTACGTGGTGGATGCTGTTGCCAGGCTCAAGGATGAACGACTGAAGGCTTGCGTGGCGGATCTCATTGGATGGGGTGATGAGGAGCGTGCTGAGATCGAAACGTTCGTGGCCATTGCTATTGAACTCATGAAGCGCACCAGCGTATCGACGTTACGGTCATGCGCTCGTACCGTTGAACTCCGTCATCTGGCCAAGGAAATCGACCGTTCATCGACCTGACGAACGGCTATTGTCACAACGATAAAACCAGCAGCACAATTAAGTTTTACAGGAGAAAACACATGCAACTAGAATCAGTTTACAAACTTGGCAGGGACCTTCGCACCGCTGCCCGCACCATGTCCGATGATGAAGCAAGGTTCCTTGTTGATTATTACTATATCGCCCAAGAAGATCGTAAGCGCAGCACCAACCAAGTCCGTGCATTGGATCAATCACAAGAGCCCAATGGCGTTATCAACTGGCTTGCTGATCAGACAGGGAGCCTTGAGAACGAGATCAAGAAGGCACTGGATTCCTATACCGAGAACCACCCCATGGGGGCGTGGATGCGTCAGATATACGGCATTGGCCCCGTTATTTCTGCCGGTCTGTTGGCTCACATCGACATTACCAAGGCGCCTACAGTTGGTCACATCTGGCGTTATGCTGGCTTAGATCCCACAAGTAAATGGGAGAAAGGACAGAAGCGCCCATGGAATGCAGGACTGAAATCGCTGTGCTGGAAGGCTGGCCAGTCATTCATGAAGTTCAGCAACAGGGAAGAGTGCTACTACGGCCACGTGTACAAAGAACGTAAAGCCTATGAGATTGCACGCAATGAGCGCGGCGATAACAAGGAGCTAGCTGAACAATTGAAAGAGAAGGTTGGCAAGACCACAGATGCCTACAAACATCTGTCCAGTGGCGTGCTGCCACCCGGTCAGATCGATGCACGGGCAAGACGTTATGCTGTTAAATTATTCCTTTCACACCTGCATGGCGCATGGTATGAAACGCATTTTGGAACGAAGCCACCATTACCCTATCCGATAGCACACTTGGGTCATGCACACTTCATTCCTTCACCTGTTTAACCACAGCAGATGAGAGAACCAAACGGCTGAAGTGAGTCAAGTGACATAAGAGAACCAAGGTCGCCGAACGAGTCAATCGATAAGAGAGAACCAGCAAGCCCAAACGAGTCAAAGTCGCGAAGAGAACCAATGCGTCAGAACGAACCATTTGCATGCAGAGAACCAGGTTTGGTAAGTGAGTCATAGACAACGAGAGAACCTGTAGGTAAGAACGAGTCACCCATGAAGAGAGAACCACTAACGAAGAACGAGTCACTACAGAAGAGAGAGCCAAGAAGTCAAAACGAGTCATATCACGAGAGAGAACCAGGAAGCCCGAACGAGTCACGGCCTGTAAGAGAACCACGATTCGTAAACGAGCCAAAGTAGGTAAGAGAACCAAGTACGGCTAGCGAGCCAAGGTCAGTAAGAGCACCAGGGGTTAAGAGCGAGTCATGATGCTGAAGAGCACCAAAAAAATTGAACGAACCAAAAACTCTGAGAGAGCCAAGCAATCAAAGTGAGTCAATTATCTGGAGAGAACCACCCGCATGGAACGAACCACGCTTGAAGAGAGCACCATATAAGTAGAGTGAAACCCCCAACTGAGATCATTATGGAAAGACACCCACTTTCAGCAGCATTCCCAGACATGGACGAGGAAGACTTTCAAGAGCTTCTGTCCAGCATCAAGGCCCATGGTCAACGTGAACCCATCACCCTCTTTGAGGGCCAAGTACTGGATGGATGGCACCGATACCGCGCCTGCCAGCAGCTTGAGATAGGACCCATGACCACAGAGTTTGATGGCGACGACCCTGTGGCGTTTGTGATCGACCTGAATCTTCAGCGTAGACACCTTTCGCCCAGCCAAAAGGCGCTCGCCGTGGTGTCATGCAACACATGGCGGGGTGTGGGCAAGCCTGTAATTACGCCACGTGGCGTAATTAAAAGTCATCGTGACGACAATTCAACAAGCGCAAAAGACATGGCCAAGCGTGCCGGTGTCGGTGAGCGTACTGTCCAACGCGCCAAGGAGGTTGTGACCAAGGGCGATAAGGACACGGTGGAGAAGGTCAAGAAGGGCGCCATAACCCTGTCACAGGCGCTTAAAGCCATCGACAAAGCAGATCCATCAAACGCCCCGCCAAAGCCCATAGAACCGCGTCTGCCGGCCGCTGTAAGCCTTGAGAAGTATCAGGAGCTATTCAAACAGCACGAAGCCCTGAAGGCCCTGTATCAAGAGCAGCAGGACAACGCAGCAGAACTAGCCAAGGAGGTCGAGATCCTTGAGGCACTCAGGGATAACGAGCACTACCCCAAGATGCGAGAGCTACAGGCAACGATTGACAACCTGACGCAGTCACGGGACAAATGGCAGAACGAATGCGCTGAGATGAAGAAGCAAGTCATGTACTGGAAGAAGCATGCTGATCGAAAGTCTGCGTGATTACCAAGTCAAGGCACTTGAAGAGCTAAGGAATGGCGTCCGCCTGGGTAATCGCTGCCAGATCCTGGTGGCGCCCACTGGCGCAGGCAAGACAGTAAGTGCGTCTTACTTACTCAACGAGGCAAGGTCCAAGGGTAGCGTGGCATGGTTTATCTGTGACCGGGTATCACTGGTTGATCAAACATCCGCCACGTTAGATCGATACGGTGTGCCACATGGCGTGATTCAGGCGGATCACTGGCGCTGGAGACCATACGAATATGTGCAGGTTATATCAGCGCAAACATTATCTCGCCGCAAAATAGATAATCCACCAAAGTTAATTGTTATTGATGAATGTCATACGGTATTTAAATCTGTAGCGGATGCAATTAATAGATTTCCCGATGCCATTGTTGTCGGATTAACTGCGACGCCATTTACTAAAGGGCTCGGAAAGATATTTTCTAATATCGTTAATTCAACCACCACAGATAATCTAATTAAAGACGGTTGGTTAGTCCCCGTTAAAATGTATGTAGCTAAAAATTCCATGGATATGCGCGACGCCGAGATTAAGTTTGATGGCGAGTGGGCAGAAAAAGACATGGAAAATCAAGGGATTAAGATCGTTGGCGATGTTGTTTCCGAGTGGAAAGAGAAATCAAATAAACATTTTAATGGCCCAGCTAAAACGATTGTATTTAGCGCGACCGTTGCACACGGCGATGAATTATGCAGGGAGTTTCAGAAGGAAGGTTATAACTTCCAACAGATAAGTTATAAAGATGGTAATAATGAAAGACGCAGGGAATTAATCGAGGAATTTAGAAAACCAGACAGCGAGATAATCGGATTAATATCTTGCGAGGCACTGGCAAAAGGTTTTGATGTTACAGATATTAAAATCGGTGTGTGTGCTAGGCCGTACAGAAAATCATTATCGAGCCACATTCAGCAGATGGGTCGCGTCATGCGCCCGCACCCCGGTAAAGAGTTCGCCATTTGGCTAGATCATGCAGGGAATCTATCTCGATTCTGGGAGGATCAGGTTGATGTATTCCAGCATGGCGTTGAGTCATTGGATGATGGCAAGCTGGATGCGAAGGTAAGGAAAGAAAAGACCGAGAAAGAGAAGGCAGAGATCTCTTGTTCATCATGTGGCTACATGTTCAAGGGGCGTGTGTGTCCTGCGTGCGGAACAGAAAGACGCAGCAAGATGAGCGAAGTGCTCAACATAAGCGGCGTCATGGAGGAGTTCGGATCGGTCAAGCCAAAGGACTGGATGTCGGACAAGCGGCTGGTTTGGTGGGAGATTGTGCAGATCAGCAAGGACAGGAAGCGTGGCGATGTCGCTGCTGCTGAGCGATTTGCCAAGGCACAGTACAAGAACCTGACAGGCTCATGGCCGACATGGAAGTTTCACGAAGCCATTCCTGTCGAGCCAAGGTTAGTGACCATCAACAAAGTAAAAAGCCAGGTCATTAAATACGCTAAGAGTAAGTTTGCAAGGAGGCTGGTATGAGTTTTGTGGAGCACGCACAGGCCCATGGGCTGATGATTAACTACGCAATACCTGATGGGAAGTGGCACAGGGTTCCCACTACTGACAAACCAAGGAAGCGCAACGGTGCGTACGTATTCGATGGCCACAGTGGGGTGGTGAAGAACTGGGCAACCATGGATACGTTTGCCCGGTACGGTGAGAAGGTCAACCAGATCATCCGATACTTTGACGATACTGAAGAACGAATCAAGCACGCACGTGCAGCCCATCAGGCCATGGAGTTAATCAAGAAGGCGATCCTGACGAATCACCCTTACCTCAAGGCAAAAGGCTTCCCGCTGATGAAGGGCCTTGTCGCTGATGAAGAATTGATAGTACCTATGCGGGACTATAAAACGGGCAAGGTAACGGGAGCGCAGCGCATCAAGGCGGACGGGGGCAAGCTGTTCATCCCTGGCAGTCGGGCTAAGGGGTCGGTGTTCGTGCTCGGCCGAGGGTCGGAGTCGTGGTTAGTTGAGGGCTACGCGACCGGGCTAAGCGTGCAAGCGGCGTTAAAGCTGATGTATCGGCCGGCTCAGGTGGTTGTGTGCTTCAGTGCGTCGAATTTGTGCCATGTGGCGGAGCGTTTGGGCGGTCGGCGTTTTGTGGTTGCCGATCATGACGAATCAAGGACAGGCGAGCGTGCAGCAGGGGCTAGCGGGTTGCCGTGGGTTATGCCTGAGATGGTGGGCGATGCTAATGATTTGCATCAGTCGGCCGGCCTTATGGCGGTCCGATCAATGCTTGCGCGTCTGGTGCTCGGCAAAGCTGGCGGACAGTAGTTCGGCGGCGGTGTGCTCAGGGATACCCCACAGTCTGCAATGCATGGCCATTGCCTGAGCCAGTGCGGCGGCGGCGTGGGCTGGATGGTCGAATAGTTCGGGCAAAGCCTCCATAATGTCGGCTATGCCCGTTTGAATGCTCATGTACTCGGTCGGCTTCATTCGTCCGATGATACAGAAAACCCGAATATATAAAAGCCTGGGGGCTGATGGATTGCACCGGCCGGCGACCATGGCCCGGTAAATCGTGGGTCGCGTGATTCGATCAAGCTCACGGCGTAATGGTAGCCGTTCCAACCCTTCGGAAGTTTAACGGGCAAGCATGCGCCCTTGTTGAAGTTGAAAACCCCACGAGCATCCTTGAATGCTCGCTCTAGGGTGTCGGCTTTGGTGTAAATCACAAAGGGCTCTAAGTCCATGCTTTCGCCTTTGGACCATGGACAATAATCGCTACGCTGGCGGCTTGCGGTTTAAGGGCTCCATCGCAAGCTACACAATCGATACATTTGCGGCCGGTGGTGTCTGATGGGCAAGCGATCTCATTGCGTGCGAGCGGCTCGCCTTGGCGGCGTATGCGGTAGGTTCTCCAACCCATTGAACGGGCAAGGTCTTGGTCGGCTAAAGTTTCAACGCTCGCCATGCAAAGCTCACGCATCGGCTGCGCCCATGGTTCTTTCCATTGGTGCGTGTAACCGGTCCAACCTTCGGAACCTTCCAACACTCGCGCCCAGTGCTGAAGCGGAATCATGGAGGGGTCCCCGGCTGCGCCCATTCTGACAATGCGGCCGGCTGTTATGCGTCGAAGTAACGCAGGCTTTCGCCTTAAGTCGGGATATGCGCCCCGGTGGTAAGCGTGCCATATGCTGCTAGGTGCTTGCCCCCAGTTCACATAGCAGGGGCCGCGCACTGGACAATCCCCACAATGCGAGCGGTCGGCACCGGTGCGGCGTGCCATGGTGGGCGATATATCTTCGCGCAAAATCCACGTCTGGATAAGGTTCCCGGTCTTGCGGTTGTCTGACGCAAGCGTGGCGATTCCGATCAGCGGCGCGTTATCTATGGGGCTCTTGCCTCGGTAAAATATAAAGCCGTTCATTGTTTGCCCCCCACTAATGCGCGGACCAATTCCACCAAGCGGGGCAGTTCGCACTCGTAGGCTTGGAATACAATTCCACCACCATATGCGCGGTTATGGTACTTGCGCCCCCCGAGTTTGTTGGCGGCTTTGATTACGCGTTGATATCGTTCGGATATCGTCATGGCGCCATGGTCGGCGCCTTCGGGCTCTAGGGTCAGAAAGTGCACCACATGGCGCGGGTTTCCGTTTACGTCTGATTTGATTCTCTGAAAGTCCATGATTAACCCCTGATTTGATAAACAAATGAGCCCAAGTTGGTTACGGGCTCGCCATGCTCGAGCATCCATTCGAATTGCTGGCGGTCGGGCTTGCTGATTTCGTCAAGCGCGTCATAGTGGCGGACAAAAGCGCCGGTCCGAGTGCTGCTGCTGTCGGTGCTTTCGATGTCGCCTAAGTAGTGCAAAACAAAGCGGCTCATGTTTTCCCCTCAATAGCAGAGGCCCATCAAGGCCAGTTCTTGTGCGCCGTAAACCTTGTGCGCGTTGCAGGCGTGGCACTGGTAACGGCGTGCATCGGGCTCGGCGCGTTGTTCGTTGCCACAGGCAAGGCAAAAGCCATCGCCGGCTTCGTCCATGGCTTCTATTTCCTCCATGCTCGGCTTGTATTGGGTGTTTCCGTTTTTTGCGGTGTAGGTTTTCATGCTATCCCCTTAAATTGAAAGCGGGCCAGTGTGCGAAAGCTGGCGCGGTATCTGGTCGGAAGGTTTAAGTCGGCGCGTATACATTCCCAACCGAGGCGCGGTCCACGTGGGGCTATAAGCTGAATCAATGCGCCGGTTGCCGGGTGTTGCCATTGTTGGCCGGCTTGGTACGGTGGTCGGGTTGGTGCTGGTTTGTAAGGTTCATAACCCCGGATTGCTTCTGATTCTTGGTCGATGATTTTCGGGTCGCACTGGTAACGCTGGCGGAAAGCGTCAAGAAAGGTGCTCAGGTCGCAATCTTCTTCCAGGTAAGCATGGCGGCCGTGGGTGTAACTGTAGGGCGTGATTTTGTCGGCTATGCCAAGCGCGTGTAATTCGGCATGGGTTACCCTAAGCCAGCCATGGCCGGGGTCACGAAAAAAAGTATAGGTTTTCATGGTTTTACCTTGTCTTGTGGGCTGAAAGTTTCACGGTGTGGAAGGGGTCGCTGGTGCTCGTGTGCGCGGTTATCAATTGGCGCGATGGTTTGAAGTGTTGCGCTATCGTCTGCCAGTCAATGAGCGTGCGGCCGGCTGAATAGGTCACGGCTGCGCGGTGCTGCGTGCCTTCAATGACAGGCAGGCCAGCATCTATCAGCGCATCCCTAAGCGCGTTTTCTTCGTGTTTGAGTTCTGCAAGTTGCGCCTTGATGAAAGCCAGGCGGTCCACGGTGGCGGCAAGTAGCCGGGTGGTGGTGTTGTCCATGGTGTGAGTCCTTTATAGGTCGAGTGGCATTTGGCCGATGGTGCGGGGCTGGCGTGGTCGCCATTCCTCAGCGTCGATAATTTCCTGGTCGATAATTGCAGGGTGTTCAAAGCTGTAATCAAGCCCTTCGATGACTGCGTCAATGTCGCAATCGTCTTCGATGTAGAGCGCGACCGTCACGTGCACGATGCGGCTCATGCTTGGCCCCTTTCGGCAAGTAGGCGATTGAATCGGCCAGTGATTACTACGCGGCCCCAGTCTTGGGGATAGCATCGCGCCCAGGCAAGCGCATCGGCGTAGGTGTGGGCCTTGTGGGTGTAGGTGCCTTCAGTCGATAGCACTCTGACGGTAAAGGGTGCTAAGCGCAGGGCTAAGCGTTTAAGTTGTCGTTTCATAGTGTGGTTCTCTTATAAAGTCGTGCAACGTTGCACGCAATACATCATATGCTTGTTATGTATGGCACGCAATACCCTAAGGGGCCATAACTGACCAATGGCAGGCATAAGCTGACGTACGGTTGACTACGACCGATAAGCGGTTAGAATGCGTTCGTATTTCGTTCACATAGTCAGGGGTTGGATTGGACGGGCAAGCGATACCACCGGCGGCAGTTGATCTCATAAGCAAGGGAGTGCCAGCGCATAGAGTGCTGACTCCGCATATACCCTTGACGCCAAAGCAAAAAGCCTTAGTCGATGCAATGGCGGCGGGAGCGACTAAGCGTGAGGCGTATCTGGCAAGCCATGAGCCAGACAAGGCAAGTAGCAAGACCATCACAATGATGGCCAGCCGGGCGGCGGCTTCGCCTAATGTGCAGGCGGCGCTCAGTCAGCAACAAGCGGTTGAAAGGTTGCGGTATTCGCAGAACCCCCTGCAAATAAGGGAATTTGTCGTTGACTCGCTCCAACATCTAGCACGGACCGCCAAGCGTGACGCGGACCGGCTCGCGGCTCTCAAGATGCTAGGCCAATTGGCTGACGTGCAAGCCTTCGAAACTAAGTCAGTGGTCGAGCATAGGTCGGCATCGGATACCAAGGCCAAGCTAGCGGCAAAGCTCCAGCGCCTTGTGATCGACGTGGAGGCACGCCCGGCTAGTGACGGGGAGGGGGAGGATGACCCCACCCCAGGGGGGGAGGGCCAAACAGGCCGGGTGTCTGGGGGGCGGACTATGTCCAATAATCCACACGAACAATTTCCCAACTCTACCGATGACCAAGAGGGTACCCCCTACGAAAGTTCTAATATCACGCCACGTGGCGTAATTACAGAGGAAGAGGCCCCTTATGAAGAGGAAGTGGGTTCCCATGAGGGGGTAGGTAAAAAAAAGAAGGAAAGGCCTATATGGGAGGATCCGAAGAGATGGTATGCGGAGACGATGGGGGAGGTGCCGAAGATTGAGTGGGCGCCGAGGGAGGATGCTAGGGAGGAGGTACAGAAGAGGTTGAGAGATGACGAAGGCGGAGGCTAAGGTATTTTTGGCGGTGAAGACTTGGTGGGAGCTATATCATTTTTCGCCAACGTATGACGATATACGGTTTGTGTTATTGCAAGAGAGTAAGAGTAACGTGCATAGGCTTGTACGGAGTTTATGTAAACAGGGGTATTTGAAGCGGATACCTGGGAAGTCCAGGAGTATTAGGGTGATTAAGAAGAAAGATGGATCTTAGGGCGTTAGCTAAGGCTGCGGCAGGGAAGCTTCATTTATTGACGAGTGAAGAGCAGGAGCTATTGCTTAGGGAGTTAGAAGAATTAGAAAGGGAGGAAGAGAAGAATAAGGCGCAGCATGAGTTCATGGGGTTTGTGAAACAGATGTGGCCGGGGTTTATACCGGGCCGGCACCATGAAATTGTGGCTAGGGCGTTTGAGGATGTGGTGAATGGGAAGAATAAGCGGTTGATTATTAACATGGCACCACGTCATGCTATACTCATTAGCATGAAGATACCTACCTTGAGCGGCATGAAAACGATGGCTGACCTAGAGGTTGGCGATTTTGTGTTTGGGCCTGACGGACAGCCAGTGCGGGTGGTCGGCAAGTCAGAGGTTTTTAAAGACCGTGGTCTTTATCAGGTAACAACCGACGACGGCGCATCCATAACTGTTGATGGTGAACATTTGTGGACGGTTAGGTTGAACAGAAAACGTAATGTGTACCGTGACTACACAACCGAACAATTGTGGCGCAGGCAAAACGGCGAGGTTTTGCGGACAAAGCGTTCTGGTCAAGCAGAGTTTGTAAAAGGAAAGACGCAGAAAAACCCGCGCTTACCCATGCTTCCGGCGGTCAGCCCTGTTGAGTATGAAGAAAAACCATTGCTTATTGATCCTTATGTACTTGGTATATGGCTAGGTGACGGGTCAAAAAGCTCCGGTGTCATTACATGCCATGAAAAAGATGCTGTGTTTATAAGGTCGGAAATTGAACGCAGGTATTACAAGACAACGGATCAAGCAACGAAACATACGTTTGGCATTCTGGGTTTGCAGGCTCAATTAAAACAACTTGGCCTCTATGGCAATAAAAAAATCCCACGGGATTACTTAGAAGCCTCTTCAAAACAAAGGCGCGAGTTATTAAAAGGATTAATGGATACAGACGGCAATGTATCTAAAAAAGGCCAATGCTTTTTTGCTCAAAGCAATAGAGCGTTTATTGAGCAAGTAGCCGAATTAATACGAAGCCTTGGTGTTAAGGCAAACATCCTTGAATCAGAAGCCAAGATTGGCGACAAAAGCTACGGCAAGTCTTGGAAGATTTCCTTTTACGCCCATGACATTTTTACGTTGCCTCGTAAAGAAGAGCGAACATTAAAAAATGAACGGACGTTTGGACGATACATATCAATTCAAAAGCTTGATACGACCGGAAATACGCAGTGTATTAAGGTAGACAGGCCAGACGGATTGTTCTTGGCTGGTGACGGTTACATCTGCACCCATAATACCAAGTCTGAGTTTGCTTCTTATTTGCTGCCCGCTTGGTTCTTGGGGAAGTATCCTGGTAAGAAGGTGATTCAGACATCGCATACGGCGGAATTGGCCGTGGGGTTTGGTAGGAAGGTAAGGAACCTTATTGATTCAGATACCTATCACAAGGTATTTGATGATGTGAAGTTAAAAGCGGATAACAAGAGTGCCGGGCGGTGGGCCACGAATAAGGGCGGTGAGTATTTTTCGATTGGTGTGGGTGGATCAGTGACAGGTAAGGGTGCGGATCTATTGATTATTGATGATCCACATTCTGAACAAGAAGCTAAGTTAGCTGCTCATAAGCCTGATGTGTTTGATTCAGTGTACGACTGGTATACATCAGGTCCAAGGCAGCGTCTACAGCCAGGTGGCGCCATTATAATAGTTATGACAAGATGGTCGCTCAGAGACCTGACCGGGCAAGTGATCAAAGCAAGTCAGACAAGGGGTGGTGATGAGTGGGAGGTGATAGAACTTCCAGCGATATTGCCATCTGGCAGGCCGATGTGGCCGGAGTTTTGGAAGTTAGAAGAATTACTGGCGCTGAAAGATGAATTGCCGGTAGGTAAATGGAATGCTCAGTATCAACAACAGCCGACTGCTGAAGAAGGTGCGATTGTAAAGCGTGAATGGTGGAAGATTTGGAAGCATGACAGGCCACCGGCATGTGATTTTGTGATTCAGAGCTGGGATACGGCGTTTTTAAAGCACAACCGGGCGGATTTTTCGGCTTGTACGACCTGGGGGGTGTGGACAAACGAGGACGGAGAGACCAATATCATCCTTTTAGACGCCTTTAAGGACCGCTATGAGTTTCCAGAACTTAAGCAAAAGGCTTATGAGACCTACACCGAATGGCAACCGGACGTATTTTTGGTTGAAGCGAAGGCAGCAGGAAGCCCGTTGGTCTTTGAACTCCGCCGGATGGGTATACCAGTCAGTGAATACAGCCCCACCAAAGGTAATGACAAGATCGTAAGGATGAATGCGGTGGCAGATTTGTTTGCATCAGGGCGAATCTGGGCGCCGGAACGTAAGTTTGCTGATGAAGTGATCGAGGAAGTGGCGGCTTTTCCTGCTGGTGAACATGATGACCTGGTGGATTCCATGACACAGGCCCTACTTAGGTTTAGGCAAGGCGGGTTCTTGAGCCTACAATCCGACGACGAAGACCGTGAGTCTGTTTACCGCCGCAAGGCTGCATATTATTAGGAGCCCGTATGGCTATTGAGCCGGCAATCTACCCAGCACCACTTGGCCTTGATGCTGCCATGGAAGAACCCATGGAAGTGGAAATTGAAATTGAAGATCCAGAGTCAGTAGCCATTTCAGCAGGCGGTCTAGAGATTGTATTTGAAGCAGAACGCGAACAACCCGAAGATCATGACGCTAATTTGGCCGAGTATCTGGAAGAACGGGAGCTCATGACCATAGCCAGCGACCTGATTGAAGACTATGAAACCGATCAGTCATCACGCAAAGAATGGGTTGATACCTATGTAGATGGTCTTAAGCTTCTCGGTATGAAGTATGAAGACAGGACCGAGCCATGGCCGGGAGCCTGCGGTGTGTTTTATCCCTTGCTTTCTGAAGCAGCCGTTAGGTTCCAAGCTGAAAGCATCATGGAGACCTTTCCTGCATCAGGTCCTGTCAAGACTCAGATTGTAGGTAAGCTGAGCAAGGAAAAGGAAGATGCAGCAGAGCGTGTCAAAGATGACATGAACTGGCGTCTTACTGAGCAAATGCCTGAGTACCGACCCGAGCACGAGAAGATGCTTTGGTCATTAGCACTGGCAGGATCAGCATTCAAGAAGGTGTATTACGACCCGTCACTTGGCAGGCAGGTATCAATGTTTGTACCGGCCGAAGATATTGTGGTGCCATTTGGCGCCAGTGATTTGCGGTCATCACCGCGTATTACGCAGATCATGCGTAAGACAAAGAACGAAGTTAAAAAGCTCCAGCACGCAGGACTGTGGCGCGATGTGGATTTGGGCGAACCATCAGGGATGCTTGATGACATCGAAAAGCGCAAGGCCGAAGAGCAGGGTATGTCAGCCACGATGGATGATCGTTATCGCATCCTTGAAATGTGCGTTGATATTGATTTACCAGGATTTGAAGATACAGATAAAGATGGGCCAACAGGTATTGCACTGCCTTATATCGTAACGATTGATAAAGGCACCAATAATATTCTGGCTATTCGCAGAAACTGGTACGCCGATGATCCGTTAAAACTTAAACGGATGCATTACACGCATTATATTTATATACCGGGTTTTGGATTTTATGGATTTGGATTAATTCATTTAGTCGGTGGTTTTGCTAAATCAGGTACATCATTAATTCGCCAATTAGTTGATGCAGGCACATTATCTAATTTACCGGGCGGATTAAAATCCCGTGGATTAAGAGTTAAGGGCGACGATACGCCAATAGCACCGGGTGAATTTAGGGACGTTGATGTCCCGTCTGGTTCTATCCGAGATAATATTTTGCCGCTTCCATATAAAGAACCGAGCCAAGTTCTTTATCAATTACTGCAAACAATTGTGGATGAAGGCAGAAGATTTGCTGCTACAGCAGATATGCAAATATCTGATTTATCTGCAAATACGCCTGTTGGAACAACGCTTGCTGTATTAGAGCGTACATTAAAAGTTATGTCAGCGGTGCAGGCGCGTTTGCATTATTCAATGCGCCAGGAATTTAAATTACTTGCAGCGATTATTAGGGATTATCTGCCCAGTGAATATAACTACGATGTTGATTCACCAATTGGCAGATCAATTAAACAATCGGATTATGATGACGTTGACGTTATTCCAGTATCCGATCCTAATGCAACAACGTTAGCGCAACGTGTTACGCAATATCAAGCGGTGTTGCAGTTAGCAGCACAAAGCCCACAGATATACGATATTCCTGAATTACATAAACGCATGTTGGGCGTATTAGGTATTAAGGAGATTGATAAATTAATACCTGTGACACGTGAAGTAGATCCTAAAGATCCGGTTTCAGAGAATATGGATATTCTGAATATGAAGCCGGTCAAGGCATTTATGTACCAAGATCACGAAGCGCATATGGCGGTTCATATGGCGGCGCTTAATGATTCGATGTTGCGTCAGCAGATGCAGCAAAACCCAATGGCCGGTCAGATGATGGCGGCAGCACAGGCGCATATCAACGAGCACTTGGCATTCTTGTACCGCAGGAAGATTGAAGAGCAGCTTGGCGTTCCATTGCCACCGCCCAATACAAAACTTCCTGAAGACTTTGAAGTTCAACTATCTCGCCTTACGGCGCAGGCTGCACAGCAGTTACTTGCACAAAACTCACAGCAAGCACAGATGCAGCAAAACATGCAGGCGCAGCAAGACCCGGTTGTTCAGATGCAACAGGCTGAATTGCAACTTAAAGCACAGCGTGAACAACGTGAAGCCGCCAAGGATGCTGCTGATATCCAGTTGAAGCAGCAGGCGCAAATGCAGAAAGTAATGTTGGAGCAGGAACGTATCGCTTCTATGGAGCGCATAAACAACCAAAACAACCAAGTCAAGATGATTGACAAGGCTGCGGAAATTCAACGAGGTGGTTAATGGATTTTTCTGAGGCGGTTAGCCTGGAAATAAACAAGCAGATCCGCTATGCGGAGGAGCAGCTTGCACAAGGAAGTATGAAGTCCTTTGAGGACTACAAGTTCGTCTGCGGTCAGATTCAAGGTCTGTTGATCGCAAGACGCATTAATGAAGACCTTGCAAACAGAGTGAAGGATCACGATGACTGATTTATCAGAAGTAAGCGAAGTAGACCAAGCAACACAGCTACCCAACCCAACGGGCTATCGCATGTTATGTGCGCTACCGGAGGTGGAGGACAAGTTTTCCAACGGCATTTTGAAGCCTGATGCTTTGGCAAAGCTTGAAGAGTTCAGCACTGTTGTTTTGTTCGTGATCAAACAGGGTCCTGATTGTTACAAAGACCCAGCAAAGTTTCCCACCGGGCCTTGGTGCAAGGAAGGAGATTTTGTTTTAGTACGCGCCTATTCAGGTACGCGATTCAAAATCCATGGCCGTGAGTTCCGGCTAATCAACGATGACACCGTAGAGGGTGTTGTTGAAGATCCACGTGGTTATAGCCGCGCATAAAGGAAAGTATATGTCTGAACAGAAACTTGAGGTCGAGGTAGAAGGCGACCAATTAGAAATTGAGATTGAGGATGACCGTCCTGATCAGGACAAGAATGTCACGCCAATCAAAAGCGACCCTACCGACATACCGGAAGATGAAATCCGACAGTATTCGGATAACGTCAAAAAACGCATTCAACAATTAACACACGCAAGGCATGACGAGCGGCGTGTTAAAGAAGAAGCTATCAAAGAGCGTGAAGCGGCACTTGCGTATGCAAAACAAATTGCAGATGAAAACGCAAAGCTGAAAGAGAAGCTTACTTCAGGCGAATCGACATTGATTAAAACAATGCAGGTCGCCACCGAAAAGGAGCTTGATGAAGCAAAGCGGAAATACAAAGAAGCACTGTATACCGGCGATGCGGACAAAATTGCAACGGCACAAGAGGAATTTAGCAAGGCTGTTATTAAAGCCGAGAAGGTCAAATCCTTTAAGCCAGTTGCTCAAGAGCAGTTGCAACCCGCTGAAAATCAAGCATATAATCAAACCAAGCCGTACGTTGATCCCAAGGCTGATAAATGGAAACGATCAAACCCATGGTTTGGTCAGCCAGGAGATCCTGGGGTTGATGATGAAATGACTCACTTTGCCATGGGCGTGCATAAAAAGCTTACCCGTGAATATGGTGACCAGTTTGCAGCAACGGACGAATATTACGAGCGAATCGACGCTCGCATGAAAGAAAAGTTTCCCGAGTACTATGGCGCTCAGGCCGAGCCAGAAGTACAAAGAAGGCCTGCCACGGTGGTTGCCCCGGCATCGCGCAGCTCGCCACCTAAAAAAGTGAAGCTGACAGCGTCTGAAGCCAATATGGCTAAGCGCATTGGTGTGCCGCTGGAAGAATATGCCCGACATGTGGCAAAACTACGTATGGAAGGAAAGCTATGAGCCGCGAATCCCGTGAAGCAGTGACCCGTGACAACACGGAACGTCCCAAGCAGTGGAAGCCGCCCAGCTCATTGCCTGATCCTACGCCACGCGACGGATGGAGACATCGCTGGGTTCGGACCTCGATCATGGGGCAAACCGACGCACGCAATGTAGCCACCCGATATCAGGATGGATTTGAACCATGCAAGTGGGAAGACTATCCAGAAGTAGCCCGAGCCCTGCTCGCAACCGGACCTCAAACCGGAAACATTGAGATTGGCGGATTGATGTTGTGCCGCGCCCCTGCGGAAATGGCAGATCAGCGTAATAACCATTACCTGAAACAAGCCAATGATTGGATGCAGAGCGTGGACAGCAACTTTATGCGAGAGAACGATCCAAGGATGCCGCTCTTTAATGAAAAGCGCACCGAGGTTCGTTTTGGTAAAAGATAAACCTTTTAGGAGTTAAGCATGGCTTACCCGACGATTTCAGGCCCTTATGGTCTGCGTCCGATCAATCTGATCGGCGGTCAGGTATTTGCCGGAGCCACTCGCCAGCGTCGGATTTATTCGTCCAGCGCAAGCTCAATTGGCTTTGGTGATCCTGTTAAGTTTGACAGCAACGGTTGCGTGGTTGTCTGCACGGAAACGACTGCTGCCCCGACCACTGGTTTTGCTGGTGTGTTCATGGGTTGTACGTTTGTTTCGTCAGTAACTGGCCAGCCCACATTCTCACAGGCATGGATTGCTAACACCTCGGTGGCAAGCAATACCGACATCATTGCGTATATCTGCGAAGATCCAGACCAGTTGTTCCAGGTTTGCGGTGTTAGCGGAACCACGGTTGTTTCGACGACCTCTGGCTTTACGTATACCGATGTTGGCCTGAACGTATCCATGGTGGCTAACACTCTGAATACGACAACCAAAGATTCGCGTTATGCAGTGGATATTGCTTCTGGTGCAACAACCCAGACGCTGCCTTTGCGAGTCATCGACGTGGTGCCTGATACGGCATTTACCTATAGCGGTACTCTGTACTACCCAGAAATCATCGTTAAGTTCAATGCAGCCTATGTGGTGCAGGCAACTGGCGTGGTGACTGGTGGTCATGCGTACAACAACCCAGTCGGACTGTAAGGGGAAACTTAAATGGCTATTTCACGCGCACAACTACTGAAAGAGCTGCTCCCCGGCCTGAACGCCCTGTTCGGTCTTGAGTACGCTCGTTATGGCGAAGAACACAAAGAGATCTACGAAACCGAGACCTCTGAGCGTTCATTTGAAGAGGAAACCAAGCTG